GGCAGCGCTTCAGCGATTTTCAGCGGATGCACGGCCGGAAGTCCCTGTGTAGTGGATGGCCCAACAGCATCCGCAAGCCCACCGACAACTCCTCCAGTGTTCGTAGCGGGATTCGACGCGATTGGTGGGGTCCTTGATCCAATACCGCTCAGTCCTGGCGGTGCGGGCGTTTCGGTTAACGGATCGCAGTCTGAAGCTTTTCATTTATTCCTCGACCCCCCGGTCCGTATGGCAGGCACACAAGGTACAACTATTCATTCGATCCAAACAGATGCAAACGGAGCACTGCTTCTCGGCGGCAACGTCGCCGTACAATCCGGCCAGCAAGCCGTTACCAACGCCGCAACCGTTCTCGCGGGCGGCTTTTCTATTAAAAACATCTGCATCAAGGCCATTTCGACCAACACAGCCTCCGTTTTCATCGGTCCCACAGGAATCACCACAGCAACAGGGATGGAACTGGCGCCAGGGGATGCGTACTGTGGGCCAGTTTCCACTACGAATTTGATCTTTGTTATAGCAGTAGCGGGAGGGAGCTCTGTTTCATGGATAGCCACGAATTGATCTGGTTTTTGACCATGCGCACGTGCTCGCAACAGGATAGACGTGAGCATTCAGTATCTATTCAATTTCCAAAATACTTTAAGGGATTGAATACAGGCTCGATGCGCAGGTTTTATGCTGGCGCGAGCGCGGCGGCTGTCGTGCTCGGAATGGTGCTTTTCGCGGGATCGGCGCAGGGGCAGGCTACGTTCACGCGGGGAGGATTGCCATGCAGGGCTAACGGGCAGTCCGTCAACTGCGGCAATGTTCTACCCGGTGGAACTGGCACAATTATCGATCCCACTATCATTGATGCGGCAGCATACCCTCTCCCCTCAGTGTGGGCACGGCAAGTAGCGATTACTCCGACGCTGGCCGGCGAATCAACAGCAGTCCAGGAGCCAACCGTCATTTATGAGGCCACAGGCTGCACCCTGGTTGCAAATCCATGCTTCAAGATGTGGTACACGGGCGGATTATCTCCTCAGAATATTTATTACGCCGAGTCTCCTGATGGAATAAGTTGGACAAAGAGAAGCACAGCAGTGCTTAACGGGCATCGTGGATCTTACCTGCTCAAAAATGGATCGACGTACTATCTATATGCGTGCTCGGGGACTACTCAGATCGACCTCTATACGGCCTCGGACGGAATCACTTTTACGCTAGATACTGCCGGGACAATGACCGCGACCGGAATTGAAATCAATTTTGGAAACCTCGCAGTCATAATCGACGGCTCGACGTGGCGTATGGCTTACGAGGGCCACTGGACAGGCACCGCCGGATGGTCGATGGGGGCCGCCTCGTCTACAGATGGTAGAACGTGGACAAGGGATGTCGGAAATCCGCTTATTACGTTTGGAGGTCAAGGCCCAGCGCTGTACAAAGCGCTGAACGGCACATTCTGGATGTGGGCGCATTGTTGTGGTGGTTTACCCAGTGACGGTGTTCGGTATTCATCGCCTGATTTTCACACTTGGATCAGAAATCCACCGGGAATAAACCCACAGCCTAATCAGTCGGACGGAGCCACGCTTCCTCGAATAACGGCCGACGAAGGCGTAGGTTTGTCGACTGGGCAAGTGGCCGACCAATCCCTCGTACAGATCAACGGGAAAGTCTATGATTACTACACGGCTTCTGCTGATGGGACCACTAATTTTAAGATCAAAGTGGCAATCGCAAACTTGACGCTGGAGCAACTGATTACCACATCTGAAACCTCATACGTTTCCTCAAGCTCAGTGGTCATCGCACCCAGGACGGACAGCGCAACGGCAGTGCAGACCACTAAAGCGGATCGGGAAACCCCCATTTTTACCATCGACACACTTAACGGCAACGCCATACTCTCAGCGGGATTCGGGAATAGCACATTTCCTAAATTGTTTTTCAGCCCAAATACGAACACCGGCACTCCTGTAACCAACAATTATTTAGGGTGCGGTTGGACCTTGACAGGATGCTTTATGCGGCTACCACGGACTCTCACTGGCCATGGATTCCACGTTCAGGACAATTCGGGCACAGACATCTTTTTCGTCGATTCGGTGGCGGGCGGAGTTACCTTGTCTACCCAAGGTTCGAATGGAACCGCAGCAGCTTATAATTTCAACCCTCCTGGGGCAAACGCAAATATTAAACTCTCTTGCGATTGGCGGGAATGCTACTGGCGCACGGCGTTCGACGGAGCTGGACACGGTTTTCATTTTCAGACGAACGCCGGAGCGGATATTGGCTACCTCGATACTGGAACCGGAGTATGGAAGGTGGGCGGTTATGCTACCACGACCAACTGCTCCTCTTCTGCTTCTCCTGCTGTTTGTGGATCAGCAGCAGCCGGATCGATTGCTGTTCCTGTGGGGACGAATCAAACGCTGCAAGTGAACACTTCTGCGGTCACAGCTAACAGTCAATTTTTCTTTCAGGCGGATAGTTCACTGGGAGCGAAACTCGGTATCACCTGCAATACGACTCCAGCCACAGAAGCGCTTCCCATCGTAGTCACTACCCGGAGTGCAGGTGTCAGTTTCACGGTGTTACTGACCGGGACATCGGCAACAAATCAGCCTTGCTATTCGTACTTTATAGTGAACTAAAATGAGCTTTTCAACGAGGTTTTGGCTGATACTTTCACTCCTCTTACCCTTTGTTGCGAGCGCGGCGGAAGGCGATATCGTGACCGCGGCTCCTACCTCATGGGCGACCGTGGCCCTTGCAGGTATTTCCGCAATCGGCGGCATCATCACATTTTTGAAGGCCCGCCAGGTTCATCAGGGACTCGCCGAAACGAAAGCGCTGGTTTTGAAAATCGAGCTCTCGATCAACAGCCGCATGGATGAGCTTCTGAGCGTCACCAAGAACGCAGCAGAATTGAAGGGGGCTGCGGATGAAAAGATACGCCAAACCGCCATCACCGCGATCCTAGACGCTGAGTCACTCAAACGCCTTGAAGACGCACCGGAAGGTCAGGCAGAAGCAAAAGTGACCCTGCCGCGCGATCTCACGGTTAATCTGACGGTCCACAAGCCGGAGAAAACCACCGCGCCTCAGCAATCCGAACCCTCGGCAACAGCACCACCCAAAACCAAGGGAAAGGAGAAGCCATGAGCCTAACCGATCAAATAGCCCAATCCATCGCCAATGTCGAATCAGGCGGAAACCCCAACGCCTTGTCGTACCGAAACAACAATCCAGGCAACCTCCGCTCCTGGGGATCGAACCCGATCGTCTCAGGCTATGCCAAGTTTCCGACCATTCAGGACGGATGGAACGCGCTCTATCAGCAGATCAATCTGAACATCAGCCGGGGGCTCACACTGAATGAATTCTTCGCCGGCAAGCCGGGAGTCTACGCTGGATACGCGCCAAGCGCCGACTCGAACACCCCTCTCACTTACGCGGCCCGCGTGGCCTCAGACGTAGGAATCGATCCAAACACCCCGCTCAACAATCTCAGCCCCCCTCATCAGGCTTCCCCAGCCGCAGACTCCGGGAGCCTAGATCCAGCGCTCGATCCAACCAACTCGATCTATTCCGATCCTTCACAATCAGGATCTATCGACTGGGCAACGATTGGATTAGTAGGATTAGGTGTATGGGCTCTTTGGTACTTTTTTTCAGATTAGGGGTAAACCGCCGTCGTACTCTGATCGCAGGCTCAGGAAATACCCGACCGCGGTGGAAGTACCGATGTTACGAGAAAACCATAGCATTCCGGCCAGAATTGCTGCATAATCAGCCTTCCGTCTGGTAATTTACCAGACAAGGGTGCAAAGACCGCCCTAGCAGCTTGATCGAGATGCGGATAGCAATCTGAGGTAACGGATGAGCACCAGCGATTTGGAAGCGAAATTGCGCAGCGTCATCGCTCAGGCGATAGACGAAAACCCCACGGCCAGCCCGGTTGATTTGGTCCGCTGGGCACGCCACCACTACGCCGCATTCATAGCCCAGTACCAACGGAAATTAGCTGATGACAAAATCGAGTCTCTTTGCTCAGAGGAGATCCGACGACGGGAAATGGCGCAACCTTCGGATTCGAAGACCAAAGAGCGAGAGACGCAGCCGCCCCAAGAGAAACCGGAACCGGCCCAAGGGGAAATGTTCTCCAAGTCAACCGCCAGCATCAACACCCATAATCCCCTTAAGCATGGACGGCCCCGATTTGGACACCCCAACCAGAGCCGACTGCCATTTTCTGAACAATTTGAACGAATTCCGTATTACCTAATTTTGGAGCCAAGAACACGCAGCAGCCGCGGGCGTGAAATTGAACTGCCGAACGCTACTCTGGCCGATCTGAAAAAACGCCGCGCCTTCATCAAAGGTGAACAATCGATGGAACTACCCCAACTAAACAGACTCATTCAACTCATGCAAGCCTACGACAAGATGCACCCCGGCATCACGGTAAAGAAGGCGATGGAACTCCGTAGCACGGCCCGCCGACAAGACAAGGACAAGCAGGCATAGACATCCCCCGCGCTCCCGGTACTACGAACCGGGCAGAATCTACGACGGAGGTTTACCCCTAGCAAAACTCCGGCTTGACATGCGTACCAGCACGCATCATACTGAATCATCATTCCCAAGAAGAAAGTAGCTTCCGTGAAAGAATTAGCTCAGCTCGGTGGAAAAGCCAGAGCGGCCAAGATGAAACCAAAAGCACGCTCAGAGTCCGCAAGGAAGGCGGCAAGGGCCAGGTGGGGGAAGCCGAAAGATGAGTGATAAACCTCGATCGAAGAGTTCTCACGCTCCGAGTTCGGCAAGCCGCCGTGTACTCGTAGGCGTACAGATCCAGTTCTCACAGGAAGAATACGAGACGCTGCTACTGGCCCTCGGAGCCGCTGCCGCAAGTCTGACAAAGTATCCTGATGTCTCCCAACGGATTAAAGATCTCGGAAATAAGCTGGCATCCGATAAGCGGACCTCTGACCCTAACCCCGCATCCCAGCGGAATTCAAACACAAAGGACTGAAGTGCTCAACCCCCGCTACATACCCTCCCCTAACCCAGAACAATTCATAGACCACCCCTCCCATGCAAAACCAGGCATCTGGCCATTCCCTGATAAGCTCCACGTCTGTACCGCCATCATCAACCCCCAGCGATTCAGAAGCCGATACGAGCTCTACCGCGGATTCGAGAGACGAGTCGATATGAGCTCCGCGATTCTCCACGTGGGCGAGATTGCATTCGGCGGCCGGCATTTCGAAGTGACCGACCCGAACAACCCACACCACCTGCAGTTGCGTCAGCACATGCAGGAACTCTGGCAAAAAGAAAATCTCCTCAATTTGCTGATCGCAAACGCTATCCGGTTGTATCCAGAGGCGAAGTATTTCGCCTGGATCGACGCCGACGTACAATTTTCCAGGCCCGATTGGGCGCAAGAAACGATGCACCAACTCCAGCACTACCACGTGGTTCAGATGTGGAGCATGTGCCAGGATTTGAACATCGACCATGAAATCGTGGGATTCGACGACGGCGGCGAGCAGATGCCGGGCATGATGCACCAGTTTATCGAGAGCGGGCGCTATGGGACGCTGGCGGAATATCAGCGCATTATCCGGGCCGAAGGCTGCAACCCGTATTCATACGGCCGCGGCCAGCGGATGAGATTGCATCCCGGCCATGCGGGTTATGCCTGGGCCGCGACCCGTTACGCGCTCGATACCCTCGGCGGGCTGATCGACTGGTCAGTGTGCGGCGCCAACGATCACCACATGGCGCGCGGTTTCATCGGCAATATTCTGGATTCGGCGCACGGCCAATCCCCGCAGCCGTTCAAGGATTCACTGAAGATTTGGGGGGAGCGTGCCGAGATCCTCAAGCCGAAAATCGGCTACGTTCCGGGCCTTCTCACGCATTTCTGGCATGGAAGGAAACAGAATCGCGGCTACCTCACCCGTTGGCAGATCATCAATGAAAATAATTTTGACCCTTCGCTGGATCTGAAACGGGACGCTCAAGGCCTTTATCAACTCACGGGCAGGAATAAAAAGCTCATCGCCGATCTGATGGGTTACTTCCGAAGCCGGTTAGAGGATGCTACTTCATGACGGCCGCCGAACGCAGTCTGATTCTGGCGACCCCTCAGCCAAATTGTTTTGCATGTCAGCGTCAAACCATGCACACTGAAACCGACTGGAAATTGCATCCCTTTCGCGGTCACGGATATCAGGAAAGATGGAGTCACCCGGATTTGAAGCCGAAAGCCGTAGCGCTAATTCCCCGCGCAACGGCCACTCCGAACCCGTCGCCGACAGGTGAACCCAAACCATGAAAAGACCAGATAACATTGCCGCCCTTTTTGCCTTCATCGGCATCGCCATTCTAGTCGTCAATCTAACCGTCCAAGCCCAAGTACCCCACGGCACCATGTCCGAAGAGAGACCGGCCGGAGTCCTTGATGGCATAAACACGATATTCCAGATCGCCCACCAACCGGCGCCGTGGGCGTCGATCAAGTTATGGAGAAACGGCGTACGGCAATATCGATGCTCTCCCCCGGTTGTACTTCCGGCCACCTGCATCCCGCCTGGATGCTGCGATTACAACCTCGATACCTCGAATTGGAACGCGACCAAAATAGTCTTCGTGCCGATTCCAGTCGTTCCACCGGGCTCCGGGACAATGGGGATTCCACAACCAGGAGATATTCTGTTAGTGGATTATACGTACTGAAGGATTTATGGATTTGAAGGGAGCTAGTCTGCAAGGCTTTAGAAGCGTGATCCGCTCGTCGGCTGTCGCACTCTGCCTGTTACTGGCGATGGTTGCCCAGACGCGCATCGACTTCCCCCAGGTGAAAGCGCCATCCGTTCTCTTGACTCAACGCTCCGTCTGCGTAGACGACCTTGCCACCCCAACCGCAAAACGCCTTGGGGCGCTCAGAATCTCTTCCAGCGGCGGACCCGTAGACGCGGTAAATCTTTCCGAGGCGCTCATGCGGGTTCAAATGCTTAGCATGAACCTGGCGATACCCCCGTCCTGCGCAGGGCTGGAACTCTATACTCTCTTATTCGCGGACGGCCCGCGCGTCATGGTGGGAATCCCGGACGATGGGAGTGTATCCAAGAGTCCGAAGTGGGTTGCAGTTCCGATCACGCCGCCGGGAACAAACACCGGCACGGCGCTACGTATTGAGCAATTACGATGACATTGCGCGAGGCAAGTCCCGAAGGTCAATCACAAGGTCAGGCTAGAGCAACTTCTGGAACGAGGCTCCAGGGGACCGTGCAAACTTTGTTTTCTCTTCGATTTGCTCCGTCCAGGCTGGAAATTTCGGGACTTCCCCCGCGCAATGGATTGGATTTTAGGGATAAACCGCCGTTCATCTGTCGGCGCCGTTCGGAGATGACATTGCGCGGAGGAATTGCAAAATGAGCAAGTACCGGATTTTTACGAATGATCGGGGAAGAGAAAACGGCGTTCCAATGTATTCGTGCTTGAAAGAGGTCGAGGCGACAAGCCCAGAAGACGCCAGGAGCCAATGCCCGCGCCGATTCGACGCGCCACACTTTGCCGCAGCCCAGGCTATCCGCTGGCCAGAAAGCGCTCAGTCCGACGATGAAAAGGCGTGGCTCAAGAAACACGTTGGGACGGAACTATGAACGAAACAAACCAGGCGGAATTCAAAGGCTGGGCGCGCGTCGAAGTAATGGGGCATCAGTCCCACGTCGGTTACGTGACGACCGAAGCCTACGGCGCCGCGGTTCTGTTTCGCATCGACCAACCGGAGATTCCCGAAGCCGAAGAGACCTTGACCGAATCGACCTGGATCGGAAACACCACACTACCGGCCGGAACGATTGTGCAACGCGGGGCTATCGAAGCTGTCAGCGTGCTTGTCGGAGCCGGATCAATCTATCGGATTATCCCTTGCACTGAAGAGGCGGCAAGGAAGGCCATCCGCGAGAATCAGCGCCGGCCACTGATCGCGTTGAAACTGCCGGGTGCCAAGGCGCTAACAGCCGTCGAACCGATTTCTCGAGATTTCACATGCTGCGATGGAAACCCGGAAGACGGCCACCTCCCTCGATTGTCCGACGCTCGATGAATCTGAAGATCAGGACGACGATTTCATGGAGGTAAAGTGAGACGACGCAGACGCAGACGCGAATACACGCCAGCGCAGGAACTCGCGAGAACGCAACTGGACCGCGCGGAACTTTGGGTTCAGATCGTTTCCGCTGGTATCGGTAAAGCATTCGAGAACGCCCGTTACTGCCATGACGGGATGCGCGCCGTAATCAACGAGGTGAACACCAGCCTTGTAGCGGCTGTTGAGGCTTTGGGACTCGCACAAACGGCCCACGATTTAGCATTTGACAGACCAGGCCGAGCCGCTTCAACTGTTATCGTTTCGGGCAGACCGGGCAAAAATCCACCGCGCAAAGGCAAGAAACAGAGCGTTCCAAGCCTCAAGCCCAAACAAAAAAGGAGCAAGTAACGTGGACCTACCAACCTTCAGCAGCTTAAAATTCGGAGCCCTCATCAAAGATGGTGAACGACTCCTCATGGTCACAGCCACAAAGAAGAGCGCAGACGGCCAGACCACAACCGCCATCGCCGTACAAGAGGCCTTCGTAGCGGCTGACGCCGGAGCATTAACCCTGATCGACCCCAGCTACAATCGAACATTCCTACAAGGCTCTCCCGATGGCAAATTGGTGCTCATGGGAGAAACGATCCAAGTGACAAGTAACGTCAAGATTTGAAGTGACCTACAAGCAACAGTTGTACAAAGCGAATCCCGAATATCGCCAGCGGTGCATATCCCGGTCGCAGGCGTACCATGCCGCGCGCCGCGGCGATCCAGACTACCGGCGTCTGATGGCGGTGCGCAAGAAGATTTGCGACCGGCGCGACTCTATCGCCAAGTTCCTGGACCGAATCACGAAGCTCGAAAAGGATCTGTTTAAGCTGATCGCCGAGCGCGACCGGCTGGCCGCGATGCTGAAACGGAAAGCATGTACGCGGACCTCCAACCCGAACCCCGCAGCGCAGCCGAATTCAAACAAAAAGGATTGAAACACCCTATGCCACACGAACCCCAACCCCACGGTAAGCTAGGAAAGCTCGCCCCCCGAATCGACAAGCGAACCCTCCGCATGTCCAAGTACATCATCAAACCCCCAGCTCCCCAGGCACAATCCTGGACCGCTATGCCGGAGAAAGACTTTGCAACTCCCTGGCCGATGTTCCTGAACGACAACTTAGGAGACTGCGTAATAGCAGCCAGCGGCCACATGATAACGGGATGGACCGCGAACGCCGGCAAACCGTACATGCCATCGGACGATCAAATCGAAATCGCCTACGAAAAAGTAGGCGGCTACATCCCCGGCAGGCCAGATACGGACAATGGCTGCGTAATGCTCGACGCGCTGAACTACTGGCGGAAGACAGGGATCGCGGGCCATCAGATCCAGGCCTTCGTCTCGATCGATCCGCTAAAAGGATCCTGGACAAAGAGCACCTGGAACTCCCAGGAGATCATGGATGCGGTTTGGCTATTCGGCACCGCCTACATCGGACTTGCGCTACCGAACACGGCACAAGGAATGAGCCAATGGACCGTCGACCCAGGCGGGCCGTTCGGAAGCGCGAACGCCGCGGCCGGGAGTTGGGGAGGGCACTGCGTTCCTATCGTGGCCTACTCGCCGGCAGGCCTCACGGTGATTACGTGGGGAGCGCCGCTTCACATGTCTTGGAATTTCATGAGATGGTACATGGACGAAGCGTACGGAGTTTTGTCGCAAGACTGGATAGAAGCCAATGGGCAAGCGCCAGACAATTTCAACTTAGCGCAACTGGAAGCGGATTTAATCAGTGTAGTTTCGTAGGGGTTTTTGGGGTAAACCGCCGTCGTGCTTTCCGCCAAGGTTTTATTCTGTGGGGAGCGCGGCGAGTGTCGATTTCAGCGCGGCATCGGCTAGCGATTCCCGAACCGATTTTTTGACTCGCTCCCAATCGGAGTGCGGTCCAGGAGGATCGGGTTTCGCGGCTGGGACCTGCTCCGGGGGATTCAAACCATTCATAAATTCGTTCAACAGCCGAATAGCGCAGACTTGCCCGCAGATGTGCTTGTAGGGTTTCGAGCGATCCTCGGCCGGGTAGTCCCACGGCCAGATGGTCAGGTGCGCATCGTCTTCCGTCTGTGGTACGAACGCTGCGTAGTACCAGTTGTTAGAGGGTTGCTTGACAGCTCCGCACATATCGCAGGCGATTGGATTGGGGAGCCAGGCCATTTACGCGGACCTCGCACCCCAACGGGAGCGGCTAGCCGAATTCAAACCCTCATTCTTCACCCGCATAACACCTCTTCCGCCTGCCCAATAGCTACAAAGGTTTCATGTGAACCGCCTGTATGGTCAGGGTGATGAAGTATTTTCAGCTTTCGACATAGGCCACGAAAGGTGGACGGCGGGGAATTCGGATTGACAGAAGCGCCGCTCAGGGTCTCGATGAGCTTCAACGCCGACGCCCGATCCATCTTTCCATGTCCATTTCCGATTTGTGTCCACCCTCGATACTGCTCATTCCCTCTTGTGACTCCGTAGCGATCCACAGCTCGAAGGGCTTCCAAGGAAAGAGCGATTGCCCGCAGGTTGTCTTTCCAATCGTCGTATCGGTCGCATGGCATTGAGATATTGCCCTTCGGACTTTCAAAGGTAAGGATCACGCCCGCTTGGTTCCGATAGTAGGACCGGCTCAACATTCGGTACGAGCCATCGTTGCGGATGCCCTTGATGGCTTCCGGATCTTCGAGTTGGATCACGATATCTTTCGCGCGCAACTTGCTGAGCTCGTATTCCAGTAGATCCAACGTGCTCACCCAGTCCGCTCGAAACGTGCCAGACTTCCGGCTTTCAGTCCGAGGACCGGACCATTGATGGAGAGGTTTGAAGTGAGCGTTTAGCATCAGAGTTTCTTTTGTTTTTGGCTTGTAGATTGTGCAAGCTCTGTTTCTGTTTCGAGCGCGGCGGCTGTCCCGTTTGCTCGATTCGCGGCCTTTGCACGTCCCCCAAGTCGAGCGATTTCTTCCCGTTCCTGATCGCTGAGTTTTGAGGCGCGCGCTTTCCCTCCGAGGCGACCGAGCGCGACGGCTGCCTGATTCTTGCGCTTCAAATCCGCCCCTTCCGCAGAATACCCAACCCGAGAAACCAGAGGCACGCGAAACCGGCATGGTGACTGCCGAGTGCGACTGCCGCAGGCATAATAAGCCCCACGAAAACCAGGAATCGACCGGGCTCAACAAGCGAATCAAACCATACGTTGAATCTTTTCACTGAAAGCGAGTATAGAGCCTTTCCTGCCTACCGTCAAGTAACTAAGGTGAAATACTTCTTGCTTGCCGCTAGGCACAATGGCATAATCGGTGTATGGATAAAGCAACCAAGGAACGGTTCGACCGGATCGAGACAATTCTGGAAAAGCAGGCGGTGCTCATGCTCAAATTCGGCGAGAATATGCAAACAGCCAATGAACGCATGACCAGAATCGAGACCAGCCTGGACGCGCTCATCCGCGCCATCGCCACTGAGCACACCAATGGTAAGGGTAAGGTCTAGCCGATGACCAACACCCAACTCTATCTCGCCATCGGCGTGCCCATGCTGTTCAACGCGGCCTTATATGCCCTCCTGTGGTCGCACATGAACAGCCGATTCGACGCCATCAATATCCGTTTCGATGACATGCGGGACCTCTGGCGCGCCGAGCTTCGCCGGGTCGAAGAAGTGCTCGACGCCCGCCTGAAGCATCTGGAGGCCAAGTGATGTACGGACGCATCCATTACGAAAACGAATCTGGCGAATCTGGAACAGTCAACCTCACGGTTCGCGTAGTCGATTGCGAAACACGAGCCGACTACGAGCGAGAACTTGAAGACGGTTGCCGATGGGTCGAATCGGCGAGGAACGAGTTTCGCAACCTCTGGGGAGAAATCCTCGGATGCCAGAATTGCGGAGGAGACGGAGTAGACCCAGGCTCACTCCGAACCGCTGAACCCTGCCCACCTTGCAAGGGTGAAGGCTCCGTATTCGCTTCAATGCGAAGGGATGAAGCAATCAGCCTGTTTAATCAAATGGAAGAACGGCGCGGCCATCGGGAGGCGTTCGGCATATGATTACGACCGGCTTGCTGATCCTTTTCAGCGTCGCGTTCGGATACGTTTGCATTTTAGATGAACACGGCGCCGCCATTACTCGACTCGTCGGGCACGTCGGCGGCGGATTATGGCTCATTCTCGCCGGAGGATTGCTGCCGAGTTGGATCGTTGCATGGGCCAATCGAAAGGCCGCTATAAAACTCGGCAAGCGGACCTCCGACCCGAAATCCGCATCACAGCCGAATTCAACAACAAAAGGAGAATCGAAGTGATTCAGGAGAATAGGATGCATAGGGAGGCTTTTGGAATATGAGTCTTAAGAACGAAATAGCAGATCGTAAGCGCCGGTTGAATGAGAGGTTGGCCGCGTCTGTACCGCCCGATTCACAGACGGAAATGCGCGGGGAGGACCGTGCGCACTCCTGTGGTTGCCGACTCACGAACGATAGCGATGGCTTCAGTTTTCGAGGGCTCAGATGGGTTTATTGCCCCCTTCACGCTGCCGCGCCGGAACTCCTGGAAGTGGCCCGCATTGAACAGCAATTGCAAATGTTTGGTTATACAAAAGCCAGCGCAAAAGCCATCGGACCGGATGCGGAAGACGCTTACCTGACTGCCGGAGCTCCAGGGTTGAACGATTGGAGAAGACGGAAGCGTGAGGCAGCCATCGCCAAAGCGGAAGGCGCATCCAGTACGCGGACCACACCTCCGAACCCCGCAGACCAGCCGAATTCAACAACAAAGGATTCCTAAGCCCATGGCCATCATAAAGATCATCCCCAACAAACCGCTCACCGTAAACTTGCTCTATGCTTCCGCAAAAGAGAAGCAAGGGCAATACGGACTTCAATACCTCTACACCCTCGAAGGTGGACATGCCCTATTCGTTCCGCCGATCGCCCACGATGAAATACAGAAACTCCACGCCGGCCCAGGCGAACCGTTCACGCTGACGAAAACAATCGGCCAAGGAAACGCGGCGGTCTGGAAGGTGGAGAGGATCACCCAACCGGACGGCCCCGAGAACGCGAATCAGGACCGTCCGGCGCTTAAGGGTCTAAACGGACTTGCCCAACAGCCTATCACGTTTCAATCCACTGCCCAAAAGGGAGGCTCTGAGCATATCACAACCGGCAAGACTGTAGCCGTCATGCCGGCCGCGGCGCCGACGTTGGCCACCCCACAATCGAGAACACTGGCTCGGCAACTGATCGCCGCCATTGACGCCGGCATCGCCGCGACCGCCTACGCCAAGACTCAGAATTTCCCATTTGAATTGACCAGCCGGGATATCTGCGCCTTAGCTATTACTGGGGGGATTCAGGCTTTTAGAGAGGGTGTGTACTGATGGCTCACGATCCTTTACCAGAAACACCGCGCCCAACACTTCAGGATCAGCTTGATGATCTCAAATGGCGATTCGATCGGTTAGTTCAGAGTTTGGGCTCGACGGTACCGCCCGCTTCCGAATCGGCATTGCGCGAAGGCGGTCCACGCGAACGGTGGAACATGCTCGGCGAGCTTGCGCACGTTAAGGGCGAACTTGACGCGGCCAACAAGCATGTGAAGATTCTCGAAGCGAACAGGCATGCCGGCATTGCGGCCTGTCTTCGAGCCTGTGCTCAAATCATCATGGAGAACCGGATGCAAGGCCCAGAAGCCGTCGCTTATATTTGCCAGTATGCAGATACGGTAATGGCTCCAATCCTCAACGCCACCGCGCCACCGGAAGCCGCGACGGCTACACCGGCGCCGCCAACACCTGAAGCTTCGGAAATACCCAAGCGCGGGGATATTCCGAACGTGCGCGGGTTTTTTCCCGATCCCCAGTTATGGATAGAGAGCCTCGAAAGTAAACTCCAACAAGTTCGGATGGCGGTGTTCACGCCTGGATATTTAGCCCAGCATCAGCACTTCACTGATGTAGACCAGGCGCTCCTGATTGATACAATTCTCGGCGCAACCGGCGCAGAGCGACGGGAAACGCTCCCCGGCAAAAGTCTCACAAGGGTCGATTCCTGCGACGTTACGTGCCCGAACTGTTGCCGCCCGTTCGTGGTGAGCATATCAATCGATGGTCCATGGCCAGACCTGCCGGAGTCACAGCAAGTAGGCGGACCTACCGCGTTAGACCTTGAAGACGGCCCGAATTCAAACAAAAAGGAGAATTGAAATGGAATTGACCAGCCGGGATATCTGCGCTCTGGCTATCACGGGAGGGATTCAGGCGTTCAAGGAGGGGGTGTACTGATGAGCAACACGCAGTTGTACCTTGCCATTGGCGTGCCGATCATCGCCAATCTGATTTTTAACGGCGTGCTGTTTGGTCTCCTGTGGTCTCACATGAACAGCCGATTCGATGCTGTGGATAAGCGCTTTGAAGCGGTAAACCAGCGTTTCGATGACATGCGGGACCTCTGGCGCGCCGAACTTCAACGAGTTGAAGCCAGTTGGAGCACGCGGATTGTTCAACTGGAGAAACCCCGATGAACATTCCTGGACCTCCAGTGGTTCTTAATCCAGAAGTAATCCATCTGGCGAAGTTGGTCAAGATCGAGTTGGATGAGTTGCAGCGCCGGACCATGAAGCTAGAGGCACGCGGAAACAGGTTTCACGCACGGCTTGATAAACTGGAGAGCCAACCAACAGGCGGACCTCCCACCCCAGACCTTGCAGCACAGCCGGATTCAAACAAAAAAGATGCCGATAGTTTGGGCTTATCTGTACCGCCCGGTTCAGAGTCGGCATTGCGCGAAGGCTATTACTGGGTGTGGTATCAGGATAACTGGCGCATTGCGGAATGGAATGGTGAGGACTGGGATATTTTTGGTTGGGGTGTGACGTGCCCGCGAAGCTACGCCAAAGTTGGTCCACGCATTATTGACCCGCCACCGAGCGGACCTCCCACACCAGACCTTGCAGCGCAGCCGGATTCAAATACGGAAGAACGCATTCCCGATCCAACCAACGCTTACGAATGCGCGAAAGCCTCGATTGATCGGCTTGAAAAGTTGCGTATCGGAGTATACGATTACAACTCCCTAGTAGCATGCTTACGGTCAAACTTTGAGCAGTTGTTTCCAGAGACGTACCGTTTAGCGGTTCGAGATCCGCAAGACATGATCCAGTTGATGACGGAGACGGTTCAGAATCTTCGGAGACAGTTGGAGAAAAACAATGCTTAGAATTTGGGCTTATCTATCGACCCTGCCCCGTGCTCGACAGTGCGCGGCGGCTGTGCTGGGCGGCTTCGTGGTGCTGGTTTCGTTCTGGATTGCCTATTACGGGCAAGGTGTTCCGATGGAGTGGCCGCAATGACGATCTGGAAATTCACGCTAAAGATTCAGGACCGGCAGGAAATCAGGATTCCAGGCGGTGGCGTCTTTCTGCGTGCCCAGTGGCAACACGGGGAATTGCAGGTGTGGGCGATTGTTGCTCCTGAGCGGCCCCAAGAAAGGCGGGCCGTTTGGATTGTCGGGACTGGACACACCGTACCAAGCGTCCCGCTCACGTTTATTGATACCGTTCAGACGCCTAATGGCGCGTTCGTTTGGCATGTGTTCGTGGAGGCGTCATGAACAGCCGACACGCGGACCTCCGACCAGAACCCCGCATCGCAGCCGAATTCAAACTAAAGTCCTATGCCGCTACTTCTAACATCAGCCGATAAGATCATCATGAGCCAATCAGAACAAGAAGCAATTGCAGGATTTTACGATGCGGAACAATCACGAGATCTATTTCTATCGGCGAGTTGGTTAAGGCACTTGGAGTTTTTAAGGCATATGCAGAATTTGCAATCGACGAGTCTGCAAATTTCAAAGGGGTACGAGGGCGGCGAGAGGCGGCGCGGGTGAACGAACGGCGGACGGTGCAATTTTTGGTGGAACGGCCCTGCCCTGAATCTGGACATGGCGTCGATGCGGAAAAGGCTGGCGAATTCCCTTGTGTCCTCTGGGTATTCTGGCCGCCAGAGTCAAATAACGGACTCGATTGCTCAAGCCAGCGAGTCTTCCGGCATGATCCTAATTCAGGACTTCCACCAACCGACATTCCAAAAATTCCGGGTAATTGCGTTTGCGAGCACATGGGGCATCTGATCGAATGACATGGTTTGCAATTCTACACGCGGAGGAGTGCCCGATGTGCCATGAGCGCCTAGCAAAGCCGAGTTTTGGTCTGTACCGCCCGTTCTGCGCCATTTGCACCGCGACCCTGCCGGATTGCCTGAGCCTTCACCTGGACCGCGCCACGGCCGGCAAATGGTTTATTCGCTGGTTTTCGCTTTCGTTTCGCGTTCTGAGAACCACTGACCGGAGACGCGCCCAGCGCTTTCATGCCCAGCCTGAAACTTACGAGGCCCGTCGATGAAACCACCCACCGAAGCCGATCTGATTGACCTGGAAAACACGGCCTTACGCCACTACCGCGAAATCGTGGGGGAACTGGGTAACAGCTCCTACACGATCCATGACCGGGTAGTCTCGACACTGGAGTACCTGATAGCGCGCGCCCGCTTTCACAATCAGCGGCAACCCTCGCGCAATGGCAAATCTGAGCCCGTTTCCAGCCTTCAACCCAAACAAAAATCCGAACCTAAGAACCGCTAATGCCCATTCTTCTATACAACTTGGAACTGACTGAAGAGGAATTGACCTGTGTATGGGTAGCCCTCAGCGTGCTCGATCTGCATAAGCCACCGAAGCCAGTATCACCGAGTCAAGCGCGGGTTGACGCTGGATTAGTATCAGCTCTGGCTAAGGTGGATAAGTTAATGCAGAGTCCAAAGCAATGAAAGCCTATTCAGTAGCTATTAGCGCCTCACCACGCAGCCGGAAGCCAGTCCAGCACCCGAAGTACCTGAAGTTCGTCCGGGGCTTACCTTGCGCGGTTTCCGGGCGAACCTATGGGGTAGAATCAGCCCATACCGGATCGCACGGGCTTAGTCAGAAAGCTAGCGACCTCGACGCCATCCCGCTCCATCGGGAATTCCACACCAGGGGGAAGTATTCGTATCATGCGCTGGGAAGAATCAGGTTTGAGGAATACCACGGCGTTTCCGTCGCTCGAATCATCGCCGAAACCCAACTGCGGGCCGAAGCATGCGGAATATTCTGCCGTGAAACCACTTACCGCGCATTACCAACTGTAAAGTGAGTAGACAGGTGAACCGAGGTTTACCACACCTACTATAAGATTTTTGGATAAACCTCCGTTTACCTCTCCATTCCAATCCAGAGATACCCGAGCCCTGCGAGAGTCCCAGTTCCAAAACGAGTCCACTTTCTATACACAACTAGGCCAGTGGAGTTCCTGTCTGGAAAACTCTATCTATATTGTCTTTAAGTCTTAACCGGAAAAGGGAAGTGTAGGCGAAAAAAAGATGTTGAAGAAAGGCACCGTTTGAAATATGCTGGGTAGGTCTTGAAAGCGAAAACGGCCCAAAGCGGTTTAACTTTTCCGAGTTCCGCCCGAGCCGTCAACGTCGATGCCAGAATATCATAACCAATCAGCGAACACAAGAAGAAACTGGGGGTTTCCCCAGTGAGTACTCAACAATCATCCCTCCAGTTGGTTCATCGAAAACCAAAACTGCAACTAGCTTTTTTTTCAGCCCGCGAAGCCGCCACCCGTGGATATAGAATTTTATGGCTCAGCGTGAATGGTCAAGAGGTGGAGATTTCCTGGGTGGGCTCCTTCCCCGCCAGCGCTGAAAATCCTATATGCGTCGGTGAAGTTGTCAGATTCCTACGGAGGGAGACTGTACCGTGAGCACGACGCCAATCTCACCTCCTGATCCATTCCCGACAGGTATCAAAGGTAAGATGGTCCGAACGCGGGCAGCTGATTTAACCCTGTTTGGTCCAGGCCAGATGACGCAATGCGAAATCGGATGCCTGAGTCTGATATTGATTGAATCTTTCGGCTATCAAAAAACGTACACGCGAAACACTCTAACACTGGCAACTTTCGCAGAGCATTGCCGACAGGAAGAGCGCACCTGCCAGAAGACATTAGCACGCCTGGAACTCGAAGACCATCTCATTAACCGGACAAAAACCGGCCGCGGATACGAGTACAGCCTAGTTCGTAAGATAGATTACGACGGTCCAGAGGCTTTCGGAAATTGCCCGCAGTGCAAAAAAACCACCTCCTTCACACTGGACCGGGACATTCTAATTCCCCACAGCCTATTTCTCAACGTCCAGCGCGCCGTGGACCGCGGCACATTCCTGTGTGTGCTCCTGATCGCCCTGGAAACGATGCGCTGGAATCCAGGAAAGGACGGACGGGCCGGCGAAATCTGGATACACCCCGCCGAAATCAAGGTTGAGGAATTCTGCCGGCGCACCGGGCTCAACAAGAGCGAGGTGGAAGCGGATCTCAAAAAAGCGGAACTATGCGGCTTCATCGGATCCAGTGGCCGGCGCGGTTCGGTTCAAACCTACTGGGCGATTCCGAACACCTGGCCCCAGGCTGGAGTCAAGCCGAAGAAGATCGGCGGCAACCCAAAACCAGGGCGCAAGGAAAGCGAACAAGAAATCCATTCAGTTCCACAACAAACTGAAAACAAGCGTAAGGCTAGTCCAGTGGAGTTCTGGTGTAAACCTTGTGGCACTTGTCACGAATGCCGGTACTTTGGACCCGTGGAGATAGTCCCTACACCTGTAAATCCTGTGAAAAAGCCGTTAGGACGAGCGCGCGACGGTCCACTCCCCGATTTACGGGCTCCTGGTAAGCCGTGGCAAGCACCTTGGAAAACAAAAGAAGCGTAGATTTAGGAGAGGAGTGCGCAGTTGAACGAGATAGCCCTACCCTGCGACCTGCCAGCGGAGCGCCTGGTTTTAGGATCGATTATCCTGGAACATCAGAAGCACGCCGAAGTATTTCAACTTCTCACGGCGGACGATTTCACGCTCGAGAAACATCGACGCATCTATGCCGCGTTACAGGCGATGGACACGGCCGGGCTGGAGATCGATCGAATCACAATTGCCAGTTATCTGAACGACCGCCAGCAGCTCGCCTCGGTGGATGGGGTAGGCTACCTTACCTCACTTGATGTCGGGTTGCCGGAGATGCCCAGCGTGGAATCGTACGTAGACATCATCCGCGAGAAAGCGGCCCTCCGTAAAATAATTTTCGCGTCACAAAATCTCATCGACCGCTGCGTAGCGAAGCAAGGCGACTCAAAGGAACTGATCGCGCTGGCTGAAGATGCGCTCACAAAGATCGGCTACAAGCCGGAGCAGACCGCCGAGATGCTGGGATTGGAACAGGTGATCGAACAGTCTGGAGGACTTGACCGTTTCTTGAATCCCCACCAAACCGCGACCTTCGTCAAAACCCCCTGGGTGAAACTGACCGATATGACCGGGGGGTACAGGCGCAAGGAACTATTTTTGCTCGCCGGCAATCCATCGATGGGTAAGAGTGCGGCCGCGGTTCAGGTTGCCATGGCTGTAGCTCAAGCCGGATTGGGTGTTCTGATTTTTTCGCTAGAGATGTCGCGGGCCTCATTGTTCACGCGGATGATGTGCACCCTTTCCCGAGTCGATGGCGCGAAACTCCGGGCCGGATATCTAAACAGTGATGAACGCACGCGGATACAGAAAGCCATCCAGCAAATCTTGAGTTGGCCGCTCTGGATCGCCGAATATGGAATCTCGACCGTGAGCGCGATCCGTGCCGCGGTTCGGCGGAAGAAAACCAAGCAGCAGGATGTTTTCATGGTGGTAATCGACTACCTTCAACTTTTGCAATCGATAGGAAAGCACGCCAACCGGAACGCGGAAGTCTCCGAGATCACCCGGCAATTGAAACTCCTGGCCGCTGACGAGGATGTGAATGTACACCTCTTGTCACAGTTAAACCGGGACAATCTGAAAGAGCGCCGCGCGCCAGCGCTTCATGACCTGAGAGACTCTGGGAGTATTGAGCAGGACGCCGACGCAGTAGCCTTCGTGTGGCGCCCAGAGATGCTCCATCGGGAACGTGAGGACCTGCACGGCATGGCGGAATTACTGCTCTGGAAACAGCGTAACGGACCAACCGGCAAAATCGAGCTAACCTGGCTGGGCCACATTACAGCCTTTGAAAATCGCGCGGAGGATTTAGAATGACGAACAATATCAAGCCGGAATGCGAGCGGTTCATCCGAGAATTGGAAGCCGATGAGGCGCTGGAGACCGCGAAGCTAAACATCAAAGCAGCCTGCGACAAACTAGCGCCACTGCCATACGATGAGTTGGGAATAGAATTATTGAAGGCGCTGGACACACTCGACCGAGCGCGGAAACTCCTAGGCCAGAAGATGCTGCCAGAGGACATTCCCGCATGAGCGTACCCTGTGTCCGAATCGAGTTAACGTATGCGGACGGCTCCTATCAAGTAGCCGAGGGGGACGCAGCTGAAGTTATCCGAAGATGGCTAGACTTCTGCCAAGACAAAGCAGCGCAGCAATTACATTACGGAGGACCACAACTTGAATTTCATCAGGCAGCATGTTCAGAGGAGAACGCGAATGGCTGAAGACCTCGCCCGCTGCGACCGCGAGATACAGCGCATCTGCGAAGAGGCGTACGCCGGCAATCTCGACATCCACGGGATACTCCAAGGATTATACGACTGGCGCACTGAAAAGAAATTGATCCTCAGTGGGCGGACCTCACTTTTGAACGGTGACGCGATTCTGAATTCAAACACGGAGAAAAAGTAAATGGAAACGGATAGTTTGGCCTCATCTGTACTGCCCACCTTGGAAAATCAGACTCAAGATGGTTTGGGCTCGACGGTACCGCCCGATTCAGAATCGGCATTGCGCGGGGGAATTCAGATCGACGGCTCGACGGCCCGTATTTGTTTCGACACCTTCGACCTCGCCCACTACGACCTATTCCTGAACTGCAAAAGGCTTCCAGAATTCCAAACCACCTACGACTGGGAGAGCGATTCCTACACCATCAGCACGCCGGCGCGGTTTCTTCCAATGCTCGGCATCCCGGCCCCGGCGACACCAGCAGAGAAACTCCAGATCGCCGCGTACCTGTTCGACTATGAGCAATTCATCGTCAAGCAGGCACTGAAAGCGCAGCGGTATGCGATTTACGCCGATTGCGGCTTAGGTAAGACGGCCATGTTCCTGGAATGGGCGCGGCATGTCCTGGCAGCGATCGGTCGCAAGGTGCTGATCTTTTCGCCGTTGCAGATCATTGAGCAAACCTGCGATGAGTCCACGAAATTCTACGGCGATGCCCTGCTAGTCAAGAAACTGGAGACCCGTAAGGAACTGGAAGAATGGCTCGAAGCGCCCGGCTGCGAACTGGCAATCACGAACTACGACAAGATGATTCCCGGCTTGCTACCGCAACTCCGGTTGCTGGGCGGCCTGATCTGCGATGAATCCTCAATCCTGAAATCAGGCGGCGGCGTCATCAAGTGGAACCTGATCAAATCCGCCAAGGGGATCGAATATAAACTCTCCTGCACAGCGACCCCGGCGCCCAACGAGGTAATGGAGTACGCGAGCCAGGCGGCGTTTATCGAGAAACTCAGAACCGAGAGTGATATCCTGTGGACCTTCTTTTCCAGGGACAAGAAAGGGGAATGGCGCATCAAGCCTCACGCGCGCGAAGGGTTCTACCGCTTTCTGGCTTCATGGTCGATCTATCTCCGCAATCCGAAAATGTACGGATGGTCCGATAATCTCGCGTCGATTCCACCCCCAGTTTTCCATGAATACGACATCGACCCGACGCCGGAACAGATCGACGAACAGAACCGCATCTATTTCGAGGCCGGCGCAGGCCTGCTCGGAACGCAGAATATCGGCGTGGTTCAGCGGACCAAGTTGAGCCAAATCGCCAAGGGATTCATTTACGAAAAGACAGGCAAGAAAACCACGGTCAGGCTCATCCCCTCGCTGAAGCCGGCGAGAGTTGCCGATGTCGCCATTGCGGAAATGAAAGCCGGCCGCCAGGTGCTCATCTGGACCGTATTCGACGAGGAAGGGCAACTGATCGCGGAAGAATTGGCCGCGCGGGGAATCGGCTCATGTTTGCTGGACGGCAAAGTCAAACAGAAGGACCGAATCTCACTGATCGAGAAATTCCGCAAGGGGCAACTCGATATCCTGATTAGTAAGGCGTCACTGCTCGGCTTCGGAATGAACTTCCAGTGCTGTACGTCGATGATCTTCTCCGGCTGGGACGATTCCTATGAGCGCTTCTATCAAGCCGTGCGCCGGGCCCTGCGCTACGGGCAAACCAACACCGTCCATATCCACCTTCCGATCATTCGGCACCTCGAAGGTCTAGTGATGGAGAACGTGCTCCGAAAGAAAAACAGCTTCGAGCAAGACGCCGACGAACAGGAAAAGTATTATCTGGAAGCCCTGAAAGGACTGATAGCCGCATGAGCGCTCAAATCTGGAACTGCGATGGAATCCCCGGCATGACGAAGTACCTCATGCCGGATTCGTGTGACCTGTGCGTTACCAGCATCCCGTTCGGTGCGCTCTTCATGTATTCGGGCAAGCCGGAGGACGTCGGCAACAACCAGGATGGAACCGACATGAAGGCCGGAGGCTTCGGGCTGCACATGCGCTTTTTCGTGCACCAACTCTACCGCGTGATGAAGCCGGGCTGCAACGTATGTATCCACATCCAGCAGTTGCTCCGCTATCAGAACCAGCACGGCTACATGGGACGGCGAGACTTCCGCGGCGCTGTGATCGATCTATGCTGCGCGGGCGGATTTGAATACCGGGGCGAGTTCGTCATCCCGAAGAATCCGCAAATCATCGCCAAGCGCCTGTCGCTTCATTCGCTGCAATTTATGACGGGCCACTCCCGGAACGCGCGCGACCTTTCGCCGGCCGTTAACGATTACGTACTCCAGTTTCAGAAGCCAGGGGAATCGACGCCAGTGCTCTGCTTGAAGCACGCGACCAAGAATCCGCACGGCTGGGTCACCCAAGAAGAATGGATCCGGGATGCCCACGGCGTGTGGACCGACATCCGCGAGACCGATGTGTTGGAAGGCTGGAAATCCGCACGCGAAAGCGACGAAGAAAAGCACGTCTGCCCGCTGCAGCTCGAAGTCATCCGGCGATGCATCAAACTCTGGACCAATCCCGGCGAGCTGGTTTTAGATCCGTATATGGGAATCGGTTCGACCGCGTACGTAGCCATCGAGGAAGGAAGGGAAGCCATCGGCTTCGAGTTGAAAGAATCGTACTGCGACCAGGCGTTGCGGAATGTCAAGAAGGCAGAGCGGCTAGTCAGCGACAAAGAGAAAGCGCCGCCGTTGCTGGAATTGATGCAAGCTAACCCAACCTAAATCCTCGACTCGGTACCCTCTGAAGTGGAATAGGGTATTGACAGACGCAGAGAGTAGGGTTAGAGTAGTCCTACGGCATCTATTGTAGTGTCGGACGACATAAGACAATCAGTGTTTGGGCTCATCTGTACGCCACGGCCCGTATTCGGCATTGCGCGGTGGAATTATGGCGGTCATACATGCGAAGCAACTTGCGGACGGTCGGTGGGAGTGCCAAGGATGCTTGTGTAAGTTCACCCGGCATAAACGGGATAAGGACCATCCAGACGGTTGGACCGTGCCGCCGAAGTTCCACGACGACGCCTGCAAGAAATCGTTTCACCACGGCGGGCTCTCACTGAAAAAGATCATGGGCCTTATGCGCCAGGTCGCACGCGAAGAAATCAAGGCGGCGGAAGAGGCGCGCGCATGAAGACGACTCACGGTATCGCACTGGACATACTTTCAAACGCGGCAGCTAAAACTTTTGACGCGGCGAAGCGCAAAGCGTACGACCAGGGCTTATCAGACTTTGAAAACTCCACAAGGGATCATCCCCCTTATGGATTCTCAGATTTACAACAAGCATGGAGATTAGGATGGTTAGCAGGTAAGCAGAAGGCCGAGGGTTTGAATGGAGGCAGTCTGCAAGGTCTCGGAAGCGTGGTCCGCTCGTCCGTTGTGGAGAACGGGAAATAAAGTCACATTTGAATGGAGGTAGTGATGTTCTGTACGGTCTGCAACAACCATATTGCGAGATGCAACTGCCCAGACATGGATGAGCGATTAGCCGCTGTGAAAACATCCGGCACCCGCGTGCAATTAAGATGGTGTCCTATCTGTGATCGCCACGAGGATCGATGCATCTGTGTTCCCAAATCGAGACACGAGGTTACTCCGGTGTATCCCGCATTGGCGCGCCGTCCCAAACACGCGCCGAAGCAATTTCGCGGGAAAGTGATATTAAAGTGATCATGAAAGTGATCCGAGGGCCGCGAACTATCCGCAATCCAAAACGTGGACCACGCTGTCACATCCTGCCTGAAGGATTCGGCAAGCGTGCGGCCATCTGTGGAGCTAATCCGGCTGTGATGATTCATGGTGGTCCGTGGGCTGGGAATGTCTGCCGTTCCTGTCTGAGAATTGCAAAGAGACGCTGGCCAGAGTGGCTCTCTGAATCAGGGGAAGTGAGCCGCCATGTCTGGCTACCGTAAAGTGACTATTACTATGCCGCCATCCATGTACGACGAACTCATACAGGAAGCGGCTCGCCGCAAGGTAGCTGGCATGAAAGCGTGTTCGCTCTCGGCGATTGTTACGGAATACGCGAGACACTATTTTGCGAGTCTCAGCACGCGGACCTCCCACCACAACCCGCAGAACTGCCTCCATTCAAACCAACAAAAAGGCTAATGTGTGACCCCCACCCGTCTTCGAGAAATAGCCGATCAATTAGTTAAAAACTGTTCAGCCTACCAAGAGAAGATCATGCAATCAGGATCGTATACGCCTTGCAAAACCTGCGCGCAGATGGCGGAAGAGTTACGGAAGTATGCGGAGAAGATGCCGGGGCCGCGTCTGGTCGATGCGGTCAGTCGGACTCAATTACCGCCAGCACCGAATCCTCGCGGATGATGATGGTTTCCTGCTGAGACTGTAAATCTACTTCCGCTTCTCTTGCCCTGTAGGAGCGTACGGCCGGGTGGAAGACGATGCGGTCTCCAGGTTTCACGTCGAGGGATAGACGCTCGGGGATGAAACGATCCGCGCACCTGGCGCAACGCAACAATCGGCCCCTCCTCCCCGGCCCGACTGCGATCACATCCGCGAAGATGGCTTTCGGCTTGGCTGAATCCGGGATGACGATTCCCTTCTCTTCTGAGGGAGAGGGTAATACTTTAATGAGTAGCTGATCGTTGATAGGTGAGAAGTTTTCAAACACGAGAAAATCCTTTTGGCGTTGGGCTCAAGGGTCGCCACGGGTCCATCAATCGGCATTGCGCGGGGGAAGTCACTGGATTCCGCAAGCGTGCAGGCCTTTGAAGACTCCCCAGGCCTTGATTCTGCCGCATGGGTGAATCGGGTTGCCGATCAGATGAAGCCCGAACCAGAGGCCAGCTTCGATTATTAGCGGGATATCGAGCCTGTAGAATCCCGCATCCGGCAGTTCCGCGAAATCCTCTTTTCGCTCTGGCTCGGCAACTGAAAACACCTGCGAGAGTGGCGCTTCCCAGTGGCGCTTACGGCCCAAGCTCAGATTCAATTCGTAGCGGTCAATGAACGCGGAGCGTAACGCCGGAATCGTGGATGGTGAAAAGACGAAACCAATTTTCTGAATGCAATACATCTCCGGTTCTGGCAAACAGCCGGGCCTCAGCATGTTGGTTTCAGCCAGCGTCACTCCATCGGGGAACATCGGCGAACCATTCCCAGCCGAGTCCTGGAATAAAACGTAGTCGCCGCGCATCTCATTGCGCTCGATGCGCACTTGACTCCAGAGCGGTTCGTCCCGCACATCCATAGCCATAGTCCGCTCGCGGTCGAAGTACGGTTCGAACGCGCGTCCAGGAAGCGGTGGCGGCGCTGAAGTCTCAGCCCGAATCACTTCCACGGTCGGCTCTGCGCCCGCGACTGTTGGGGCAGCCGCGATTGCCGCCGTCGATATACCAAACAATTTCAAAAACCCGCGTCTGTCTTGTTTCACTCCGGCGCTCCTGGTAGAAAATTACATCTTGTACACCCATCCCAAGGGTTTCTTGTAATCGAGTAGTCGTGACAATTATCGCAGAACCAGGCCCATCCGCGGTTTCCTCGAGAAATCACACGGCCGGCGCGATCGGTTGCATTATCGAACCGCGTGAACCTTCGACCGCGGCGGGTGTACTGGCCGTAGTCCCTGCCCCACTTGAGCCATCGACGGCGGAGTTTCCTGGGCCACAGGCTTGGATCGACTTGCGGACCGAGCTGGTTCCAATCGCTTTGAATGGCGTCCAGGAGTTGGAACCAAAGACGTTTCAGCTTCATCAGACCTTCCGGTTATTGGGCGGCATGGTGCCTGCCAGGAGAATCCCGCTTTTCTGTTGCGCAGCGGCTTGCTTGGCTACCTGGAGGTTGAAGGATATTTCTTTGATGTCGATATCCAAGGTGGCGATTTGGGCTGTCCAGAGGTTGAATAGCGCGTCTTTCAACCCATTGCGATCAGGATCAGCCCCAACGAAAGACTCTACGGACTCGAAGGACACATGCCGATTGACGGCTAAGGATGCGATACCATCGGCGATCATGCCGGAATGACCGCGTAAGCTCATCAATGAGCCCCGCTCCAACACTTTCGCATCCAGTCGCGACTGGAAGGATTGAATCATCTGGTCTAACTGCTGGGGGGTTGGTTGTGGCATCATAAAAGCTTTTTGTTTTTGGCTTTCTGCTTCGGAGAGGATTTGGCTTTGTCTGCGCGCGGTGGATGTCGCTTTACGAATTCCGCATCGATGCGCGTAACCCCAAAGGATTCATCGTAACGCTTCTCGGCGGCGCTCGCATCCAATACGGCTTCTGCAACCTCGGTGTTGATGATGTCGCGCAAATAATCGAAGGCTGTCAGATTATCTGAAGACTTCGCAAGCGCTAGAGCGGCTCCAGTACATAGAATACTGGCCCGCATTTCGTGGATATCGCGCGCGGCTTGTAATTTCTCCTGCTTCGCCGTCAGTTTGACATTCCGGCGTCGGTAGACTCGGCGCAGTCTCACAATTCCTCCGCGCTTTCGACAGCCGGAAACCTTGGCGGATTCTTGAACGGCGGTTTATCCCTCTCCTGCCGCTTATTCAACTCATCTGAAGTTGCGGCATTGGCGCCGGTGATCTGGTTGAACCGTTCAATAACGGCCCTGTCGGATAGCAGCCCCTTCTGTTCTCGTTGTTTTCGTTTCATTCCACCGGCCCTAACTTTCCTACAACGGGCTCTACGTCGATCACTTCTCCGTCTGGTTCGTCATCGTCGTAGGCGAATTCTGTCGGATCGATCCGGCATGGAACCTCTACAAGCACTGGCCACTTGGAAAGATCGTACACCTTGCCCGTAGTCAACTCCTCTTCTTTCCCCTGCAAGAAGGCTCCGTACACTTTCCCTTGGTAGTCTATGGTTGAGACATCCATAAAGGGTCTTGGTTCATCGAATTCTCCTGAGGGGTTTACTACCCGGAAGGCGTCATCATCTATTTCTAGTAGGAACATTGGCGTTAAACCTCGGTCGTGCTGTCGGCTGGGTTTGAAGTGGACGGGAGCGCGGCGGACGGCTGCTGGTTTTTGGTAGCTGCGAAACAATCCGGGCAAAGAAAATCACCTTCTGAATCACGGCCCCATCCAGCCTCCATGATTGCGCGATTCAACACCTTGGGTGAAGAGGCAACTTGGTCTGATCCCTTCGCGCAGATCGTACAAAGGGCAGAAAGCTGATGAGATCCGTCCCATGGGCTACCCTGTTCTGGCTCCGGTTCCTCGATCGCTTTTTGGATATAGGCGACTTCTCTTTCTGCCTCTTCCAGCCATCGCTGAATCTGCGGCATCTGTGTGAGTCGCATCATCTCACCGAACTTATCGGGCATGTCCTCGCACATGTTTTGCAGAGCTTCAAGTTGGGCGTGCATCAGGTCCAGTTTCTCCTGGGCCTTATTCAGATCCTCGATAGTGGGGCGGGGCGGCTTCGGGCGCGGCTGCTTGGCCGATTGAATACCAGCCTGGATACCTTGCGATAAGAAAGCGTGTAGCGCGTGGCAGAGGTTATCTATGGCCTCTTGGCGGTCCTGCATGCTCTTGATGTAATCGCCTACATTTTGAAAGATGACTGCGGGGGGTGAGCTCATTGCAGTGGCGCTCCTTCCGGTCCGAAAGATGACTGCGGGGGGTGAGCTCATTGCAGTGGCGCTCCTTCCGGTCCTGGATTATCCTGCTCTTGCTCGGCCATGATCTCGTCATAGTTAAAGAACTGGTCCAGGAACGTATCGAACCGGGATTGGATCGGACCTACGGCGCTGGAAAGCTGCGGGTGATGCTGAACCAGATTCAGAATGTTCATTTTCGCCCGCGCGAGGTTGAACTGCTTTACCAGCGTTCCATGCTCTCCGGTCACCTGTTCCATCCCTAGCTCGCGGATGGCGTCATAGTCCGCGCGTTCATGCGGCGCATTCTCGATCACCCAGGCGGCGAACTGGAAGCCGGGATCTTCGATATCTTTCTTGAGAAAGCTGAGCATCTTCGGCGCGGCCATGCTCAACATCTGCATATAGAAGGTGAACTGCTGCTGCTGGGCTACTTGTTCGGGCGTGAGGGTAGGGGGCATAGGCTGATCTGCGGGAACCGCAGCGGGTTGACCATTTGCGGCTGGAGTTGCGGCCGGCGTCGGCTCAGGAGTCTTACCGCCTTTGGCTATGGCGATCACTGCTTGATTATGACTCCATTGCTGGAAGGTTTGGAAGCCTAAAGTGAACAAATTCCCGATGATCGGGGCCACTGCGGGTATCGCTTCGATGATTTTCTCCGCCATTCCAACCTTGACCGGCTCCTCTTCGCCGGGACCTCCGCGGGCGATACGCTTCGCGACTCCCTGGAAGGCTTCGACCTCCTGGAATTGCTCGAGCAGGGTTTTCTGAGCAGGAGGGGCGACGGGCGCGACATTGGCCCGGTTGCGCAGATCGGCCAAAATCTCGTTCTGCAGCTTGTCGGCGCGGTCCCGTTCGATCTTCGCATTATCGGCCGCGGCCTGCCGGTCGGCGCGATCTTGTTCCCGCTGGGTTTTCTCGCGTTCCATCTGTAAAGCAAGATAGGCGGATAGGGAGTTGTCCGGCTCGGGCTTGATGGCTTTGACGATATCGACCAGGGCGCTCACCGTGCCAACGATGCCGTTATCCTCCTTCTTACCCTCTACCGGAGTTGGAGTGTTGAGTTTTGCTTCCAACTCTTCAATACGGGCTTTTGCTTCACGCGCTTCCCGTTCGGCCTTTTCGAGTTGCTGTTGCTGAAGCCGGTCCAGGCGGGCGCGGTCTTCCTTGCCCATATCCAGAAGATTATCAACTACCGCGCTTTGTGCCATGTCGCTATCCTGTTTATGCTGTTCGCCTTCCGGGGGTAAGAGGTTTCTTGATCGCGCCCAGGTGATAAAACTGGCGTTCGCCGGATCGGTCAAATCGAGTTGCTTATAATCGAGAGTGGGCGGCTGGTCGTTCCAATTGCGATTACCCTTAAGCTCCGAATAAACCACGGTCGCGGCGTTCGGGTCGGCATTCAAGCGGATACGGGAATCGTTCAATCGAAACGAGTAATCCCCTGCCCCTAGTTGCTGATAAATCAGTTGCTCTGTGATCGGCCCGTCCTCCAGATGGATTTTGAGGCAGTTGGGCCTCTCGACATGCTTCCTGCCATCGTCATCGACGCGGGTAACCGGCTTCATGACGGGATGCCAGCGCTGCACATAGACCACGGCGTGTACACCCTGAATGGTAGGGATGGCGTTCCGATAATTGGCGAAGATGGGGAAGGGGACCTTCTTTGCATTGCCGGGGACTGGGGGGAATGGCGCGCGCTTCAGCCGGTCTTCCTCTTGTGTACGGTCCCAGGAGAAAGGCTGTTTGGCGGGAGTTTCGGGCGCTGGGGCGGGTTCCTGCGGTTTTATTGGGGGAGTTGATTCGGATTCGGCGCGGGCAGGCTCTATAGGTCGATCCCCTGGCGTTTTCGATACGCGCTTTGGCCTGCCTTGGGCGCGTTTCGGCGGCGGGGAAAGCTCAGTGTCAACCGGAATGACGGCCTCCAGCGTGACTGAAATAGGACAGCATGTACCCTACTCGATACGAGAGTCCTATATATACTAAAACATCTACTTGATTGTCAAGGTGTTACGGTCCAAGCTTGGGCCTGATGTCAACCGATACGATGTGATTCTCCCCGGCAACCCCGGTCAGGCTCCCGTGCTTGACCGGGCGGAATTCATGACAGGCGCAGCCTACCATCCCGCGTTTGGTGAAGTAGTGAACTGGCACGCGATCCCCTTGTCTGCCGATCCAGACACCCAGGTAGCGCAGACCATCGACATGATGCGGCGGTACGTGCAAGCCGATTCGGGCTCGGCTCCGATCCAGCAGGAGGCTCAATATGTAGCCGCCAATGGTTCAGGCGATCCGTGCTCGGATGCGTTCTGGCACGTGAAGAATAAGGTAGGCTTCCAGCGGGACGAGGTTTCCTCGGCGCCGTGGGCTGGGAATTTCAGCGGAGAGATTGTGGAGTGGCTGGTACGGCCCCAGGATCTTGCCCAGATGAATCGGCCCCTGGAAGACTGCGACGGCTTTGCTCAGTACACGCCTTCCTTGCTACGAGCTCTTGGCATTCCGTGTTCCTTTGTAACCGTGGCCGTCGACCCTCGAGACCCGAATCGTTACTCTCATGTGTACGCGGCTTGCTATCCGCCTTCCGGAAGAATCGCTCTGGATGTTTCACACGGTCCTTATCCAGGGTGGGAAGCTCCGAATCCGTATGGAAAGAAACGAGAGTGGCCCATTGATGGGTTCGATTGGTCTGGTTTGGTTTTGGTGGGATTAGGGATTCTTGCCTGGCTGGTGTTGCGATGAAGCGTTTACTTTGGCTACTGTTTTGGAAACCGCTTCTGAATCGCGGGAGCGCGGCGGCCGGCGCGACTGTTCAGGTGGGTCGCAGACCAATTCAGATTCAAACGATACCTCAGGCAGCCACATTTACGATGACGGGCTGCGTGATGCCACCCATTCACATTGCGCCATCAGGCACAATCACAACCACGGCGGGCTCGATTACCGGAAACCTTCAAAGGCAGCACGACGGCGGTTTATCCACAGAAAAGGAAACATTGTGGACATAGCTACTCCCTTCCCCGGACGTCCTCCTATGCCTTTCCTCGGTCCTCGCGGAAGCGCAGTTGGATCAGTGGGACTTGGAGATGCTGCCAGTGACGCGGCTGCGGCTCAAGTGGCAACCGCGGCATTACTCGCGGCCCAGCAGGCTTATCAGACGACGCTTCTCAGCGGGCAACTCCAGCAGAGCTACAATCCCTACGCGAATACAGCAACCGGATACCTGGCGGTTCAACCGGGCGTAGTCAGCGGGGGAATGTCGGGCGGCACGGTTCTATTGATTGCTCTGGCTATAGGAGCATTCTGGATGGCGAAAAACCGATGAGTAAACGAAAGAAGCGGCGCGCGAATCCGAACCGGGTCTATGACGGCCAAGGCAAGTTTTTCGTCAAGGCCAGCTCGCGCGGGGCGGCGAAGACCATCGCCCGCGTCATCGGGGGCACGGTGGGCAAGCCCAAGTCGAACCCGAAGAAGAAAGGGGCGCTGATCTTCCGAACCAAGACAGCGGCCAAGAAGTATGCCAAGAATCACGGGCTGACACGCTTCTCATTAAAGAAGGTTGCACGGGCGAAACGATGACGCAATCGCAAATCCAACGCGCCTTCTATTCTCAAACCTACTGGCATCCAGGCCTTGGAGACTTGGGATACTACCGCGGCTTGGGTGATGTGCGGCCGATCACTTCCGCCATCGGGTCTGGACTTCTCAGCGCGGGCGGCGTGATCGCCATGATACCGGGCGGGCAGCTCCCCGGCGCGATTGTCGCGGCCGTGGGGGCACTGACAAGTCTCATCGGCAGCTTGTTCGCGCCGAATATAACCAACATCGAAGCGACTCACATTGTCGATCAGATCGAGACGCAACTGAATCAACTGGAGGCGAGTTGGCAATCCCTTCCCGCCTCACAGAAGACGCAAACCAACCAGGCGGCCTATCTTGAACTGATCGACGCAGCGCTTAACAAGGTTCAGCAGGGATGCTCGAATCCGGCGCTTGGAACATCCGGCCAACGGTGTATCAGTGAACGGCTGGTGCAAGGGGGTACGGCGCCATGGTGTCCGAATCCAGGGCACACGGGATGCGATTGGATCACAGCGTATAGAGTACCGATTGCGACCGACCCGAACGTGATTCCAGACGCCGGTCCCAGTTCATCGGGCAGCAGTATTGATCTCTCTTCGGCGTCGACCTCGACAGTGGCCGGGCTTCCCGTGCCTTTACTGCTTGGTGTCGGCCTGGTGATCGCGGCGGTGATCCTGTGAACCTCGACCTCCGGCCCGTCCGTCAAGCTCCATTTCCCTTATTCCCGTTCCGCGGCATGGGCTTAACGCCTGGCTACACTCCCGCACAGCAAGCCATGGCGGATGCTTACAAAGCGCAATTCGGCGGCGGAGGTGGAGCAGCCTACGTTGCCCCGGCTGCAGTTGCAAATCCATCGTGCTTGCAAGACGCAGGGCCAGGGGGGACGGCATTCTCGGATACCTGCCAAGCGCTACTCCACCAGGCGCAGCAAACGCGGATGCAACTGGCGAACAACGCGAATTTCCAGGTGGACTATACCAACTGCGTCAACCAGGGAATCGCTCCAGCCGATTGCGCCTCTCGCACCTATGGACTGACGCCCGCGGGCGGTTACACGTCCGACGCCGGCGCTGGACCGGGCGGATCGCAATTGATTCTCGACGCCAATGGGAATCCGGTTTCCGGCGTGCCAGTTTATACCGGGCCGCCATTGCCGGGAGGGGGTTCGAATCCTCCGGCCCAGGCGGCGCCATTATCGTTCACCTTTACGAATCTGACCTCCGGCAATAATGGCGTCTTCCAAGTCGGGGACAAGTGGCAAGTGAAAATCTCAGGTGCTTCGCCGAATGCTCCAGTTACCGTGACAGGCGGGCAGAATGGAGCGAACGCGGTAGGGAACACCGGATCGACAGACGCCCAAGGAAACTTCAGCTACAACGGGCAAATTACTTCCGATCAGATTGGAAGCTGGCAGGAAGTCTGGAAAGTGGGTCCGACGCAGGTTGCTTCCTTCGGGTTCACGGTTGCGGCCCCGGGCGGGTCGACTTCGACTCCAGCGACGGGGAGTTCGACGGCTTCCAGTTTCTTCACTGGGACTGTGAGTCTCGGAGGAACTTCTGTTCCCATGTGGGCAATCTTAGCGGCTGTAGGAGTAGGGATATTTTTAATGGTGAAGCGATGAACCTATTGTTTGGGTGGTCCTGTCGGTTGCGGTTCCGTGCTTGCCGTTGCGCGGGACAATTCGATTCGGCAGTCTCGCGGCAGTTGAAAATTACAAAGAGCCACCACAATATACTGTGCTACTTCGGGGCAGTCTCCGAAACGGTTTCCGAAAAGAAACACCGCATGCCGATTAAGCATGGACTTTATTGTTTTGGAGAGGCGCTTTTCAGCAGGCTGCATAGGATCGCGCTCGCAACAGCAATCATAGCGCAGACAGCACGGATTCAATCCAAAGGAAATTTATGCTGGGTGTAATCGAGTACTGCACAGAAGAAGGCGGCTCCGGCTTCATCACCAATGCTACAGCCCCTTCTCAATCCACCTTCGACATCACCCAGCTCTCCCCAGTATTCGATCAGGAGATGGGATGGCTGCGAAACGACAATCATCCTACAGGCTTCACCTACTACCCGGATTTTGAAGTTCCCCCAGCCTTGCAACCAAGCATGCTCAGCCCAGCGGATCTCTCTCCGACCATCGGCGTGGCTCAGGTTCAAGGCTGCGGGATGGGAGCGGTATCACCGGCGGATTTCATGGCGCATTACGGCCGGCCCGAACCGGACGAGGATACGTGCTTACAGATCGCGTGCGGCGCCGTTCCGCAATCGAAAGCAGGGGCGCAACTCATCGCCGATTGCGCCAATGCGGGGTACACGGGAGTGAGTTCCTGCCTCGATCCAAGATGTGCACCGTGGGCGGATCAGATTCCCGGATGCCGGCAGCCCGCTCCCCAGTCAGGACCGCTGAAGCTGGTTCTCACCCGCGCCATGTTGATTGCTCCCATGCCCTCGATTACACAGACGGCCGCGGAGGCTTGCGGTCAACCCGATCCCTGCGGACCGGCGACTACCACACTTGGAAATTGTTTGCTTGGACTAGCGATAGCGGCGATTGCTGGAGCAATTTTATTTGGAGGCGGGAAGTAGTGCCCCAGCAGATGGACACCACGACCATTCTCCTGATCGGCGTCGGGGGATACCTCGCCTACGCCTACATAGAAAAGCTGTGGCCGTTCAATGTGACCGTGGCGGCAGCGGTGGTCGATCCGGCAGCAGCGGCGGCAGCGGCGAAAGCGGCAGCCGATAAAGCAGCGGTCTTAGCGGCAGCGGCTCAAAAGAATACAGGCGACGCGGCCGCCCAGGCGGCGGCGCAGAAAGCAGCAGCCGACGCAGCGGCGGCAAAAGCCGTGGCGGATCAAGCGGCAGCCGCAGCAGCGACGGCCGCAGCCGCAAAGGCAGCAGCGGATGCGGCAGCGGCAAAGATTTTGGGAGGAGGACCGCAAGGATGTCCAGCGGCCGGAACCGTCGCGGTACTGAACGGCATAAGCCAGCAAGCGGATGGGAAATGCGGATGGACAGTTGTGCAACCCGCTCCTCAGAACCAACCTCTCGTTTGCACTGGCGGCCTAGTGGACAATGGCGCGGGCGCTTGCGTACCCGCTCCACCAATTCAAACCACGTTGCAGAAAATGGCAGCGCTGGCCAGTGGCGCATTGTTCAGCACCGACGAATGGTGCTACTTTTACACGCAGATTTCCGGCAACGCCTGCCCCGTCGACCCAGGCAACATCGACCCAACCGGCTATAACGCCGTGGGCGCAAATTTGACGGATGGCACCATAGGGGATCGAACCACACCCATCACCATTGACCAGTGGTATCAGCTCATGCAAAACCAGGTGGCGGGCTTCAGCCTTTCAGGACTCGGCATGTTCGTTCCGGCATTTGTAGGAGGCGGGATCGGGAGCCCGTGGTTGCTATGAGCGCCATCATCAGCCTATCGAGCGGAGCGGCGAGAGCGGACTTGATCGTCCAGTACGGGCAAGGAACCGAGAATCCCAGCGTGCTGCTCATCAACCATGTCGGTGAGGCGCAAATCGACTTAGGCGATATCAACCGATTCAGCGACGAGGAGCCAGTAATTAAAGAGCGGATCGCCGCAGCGCTACCGAAAGCCAAAATTGTTACGACCGTCGAGACCAAACCATTATGAAGCCGGATTTTCTTTATCGCGCCATGATGCAAGCCTTCCGGTTTCGAGGATGGAGCACGTTTGCAAAACTTGCCGTTCTAGCGCTGAGTTTAGTCTTTTTGTTTGGGCTCATCTGTACGTTGCGGCTCTATGCTTGCCAGTGCGCGGCCAATGTGCCTAGGATCGCGCTCGCAACAGCAATCATAGCGCAGAGAGCACGGATTCAACCCCAAGGAGGCTTCTGATGGAACAAAAAGACCTCCTCAAATATGGACTGATCGCCATCGGCGCCTATCTGATCTACCAATACATCCAGTCCAAGGGTGGAATATCCGCTTTGTTCGGAGGAACCGCAACGGCGCCTCCGCTCCCGACGCAACCCGCGAGCACGCTTCCCTCGACGCAAGTACCGACCGGCATCACGATTCAGCCCCCAACCAATCCGCTCACGACGGAGCAAATGGTTCTTGCGGCAGCCAATAAAGACAACTTCACCATTGGGACGGCGGACCAATGGGGAGCGTATTACCAGGGAGTGAGAGGAATCGCGGCGCCCGATCCAGGAACCTATCTGACTCCCGCGAATCGCTTTGAACAGTTGACGTTTCAAGAATGGTGGAATCTGGCGAGCGGAGCGGGATTAGGCGCGTATCGGCCCATTCCAACGCATGAAGTGTACGGATGGTCCCTCCCCGCTTCAAGGTGGCTGATGTGAACGTCCAACTACGAGCTCCGCAATACGGGATGGGGAACGGTCTGGACCCCGCAGGCTTCACGGACATTGCTCCCCTTGCGGCTCCCAGTTCCGATCCAGGGGCGTCGCTCTATAGTCAGTTGATTGCTCAAGGCGTCCAACCGGCAGATGCGTATGGATACGATCCATCTGGGGCCATAGCGGCCGGCGTCGATCCGAGTACGCTCTTTACAATTACCTCCGGGGCCGTAACGCCTGGCGCTGTATTGACTCCGGCACAACTGGCGGCGCAGCAGACCTCGGCATCAGCCTGGCTCTTACAGAATGTTCCCGTGAGTGCGACAGGGGTATCACAAGCTTCCACCCTGGCATCGCTGGCATTGACGGCGGCGCAAATTGCATCCGGTTTGACGGCGGGAACGGTTCAAAGGACGACGGCTACCGCGTGTCCCAGTGGCTACAAATATTCCACGGGGCCATGCGTGCCGAGTCCCTCGATCATTCCAGGCGTGAGCAACACGATGCTGGGTGTTGCTGTGGTGGTCATTATTGGATTGGTGATGATGGGGAGCAAGCGATGAAGAATCAGAAGTTGACTGCCTCTCATCCCAGTCCCCAAGGGCGGCTCGATCAGCTCGCTCATGGAGTATTTCAAAAGCTTCTGGACGTACACGGCAACCCGATCATGAAATTAGGCTGCTCGGTTCTCGAGGAAGAAATACAGGCGTGCTTTGAAGAGAACTTGGGACCGCATACTCCCGTGGGAAAAGTCGGCACGCGAATTGTACGGGCGGTGGAGAGGTTGCAGAAATGAACGTAGCGCTGCGCGGAATGGGGGCAACCTATGTCGATACGGGCGGCAACATCACGCCTGCCAACTTCTTTCAAATATGCTGCCAAGGAAATTGGTTCGGTACGACGTTCGCCTCGCAGGCCTGCAAAGATTTCGGGGATGCCAATGCCGCGATGTTTGGACCTCCGGGCAGTTCGTATTGTTCAAAAGTGGCTCAGGACCTCGCGGCATTGGATCAAGCGGCGGGAAGTATCCCTATAGTCGCGCCTCCACCTCCGCCGATTGATGCGGCGGGATTTGCGAATGTTCCCGTGTTCGCCTGCCCAGCGTCGGTTTCTCCATGCCCGTGTGACGGACGGCCCGTTGTTACCGCTCAAGACGCAAACGATCTGTTGACCTGTCAGGCGCTCCAGCAGCAATCACTCCAGAACGCCGCAATCAGGGCGGGCATGAAACAGGCATCGAGCGATCTATGCGCCATTCAGGCGGCTAGCTGCGCAGCGGGAGTGTTTGGTTCATTCATGAGCCCGAGCACCGATTGCACCACTTGCGTGCTGGACTTCACCAAAGGCTCAACGCTGCTGCTTATCGCGGCAGTCGGTTTCTTCCTATTTATGGCGGTTAAACTCCGATGAGAACCGGCATGGAACCCTTCTTCAACTTCTGTAGCGCGGTGATTTACGCAGCGACCCAGATCCGCATCGAGTACCAAGCCTGGCAATCCTACCGGCGCACGCTATCGCCGCGCACTGGCAATTTTGACTCGTCGCCGACAGAGCAACGGCGGTTCATCACAGAGGCAACTTTATGAGCTTACAAGAATTCGTACCTGCCCAATTTCCCCTACCCTTCAATCCCCTGATTCATGGAGATCTAGGCATGGGAGACTTCGTACCGGCAGGCTTTCCGCTTCCCCAAATCCCAATCAGACAAGGGACCTCTCCGAACTCCCTGGTAGCAGCCCCACCCATCTACCAATCTCAAATCAACCCGGTCACAACACAGAAAGCGATTCAGAACGCGGCGCTCGCTGGAATTGATCGGCCATTCTGGTACGGGAACGATCAGTACACAGCCGCGGATCCCGGAAGGTTACGAGAGGACAATTCCGCCTGGAGACTCGACGAGGCGCTTATCGGCGTGCATGTGCGGGCTCCAAGCTTCGTTGGATTGGGCGGCTGCGGATGCGGCGGAGGATGCGGAGGATGCGGCGGGATGGGAACACTCACCAGCGACACGATCATTCCGCAAGCGAGTTTGCCCACCTTCCTACAAGGCGACGCCTACATCACAGGGTTCCCAACGGTCTACCTCGCCGGGGCCATCGTGTTGACTCTCGGAGTCATGATGATGGGCGGGAAAAGAGGAAGGAGACGCTAGATGCCCTGGATTATTCAAGTCATCGTAGCTTTAGCTATCGTCGGCCTGGTGCTCTGGGTTATCGAGCAAATCCCGATGGACGCCACCATTGCCCGCATTATCCGGGTGATTGTCATTGTGGCTGTTTGTATCTGGCTGCTCACCGTGCTGGTTCAATTATTCGGCGGTGGAGCGAGTCTGTTTCCGGCAACCGTGCCGCGAAGGCCATAAACAAAATGAAAAACCTCATCAGCACCGTTCCGATTCTATGCCTGATTCTGGTATTGCTCGTGGGCTGTCCCTCGACTTCAACCCTTATCTCGGTCTTGGAGAACGTAGTCAGCGCGGCTGAAATCGCCGTACCCGTGATCGGCGCCGCAACCGGCTTGAACCCGGCGACGTCAGCGGCCATTGTCTCTTATTTGCAGGAGGTGAACATTGCAACAGCGCAAGCGGCGACCATTCTCGCAGGTACAGGGACGAGCGCCCAGAAAGCGGCGGAAATTGCTAAGGCTTTTGCCGCTGTGGCAAATGGGTGCAAATGTGTACCCGCGGGTACTCCACAGGAAATCGTCTCAGTAGTCGACGCCGTAGCGCAGGCGGTTCTCAACTTCCTGGCGAATGCCACCACACCGCCAGTGACAGCTTCTTCTGGGGCAAAAGCGGCAAAGGCGCCGTCTTTCAAGGTCAGCGCATCGGATAGGATCGCGCTCGCGAATATTCGAAGCCGTGCCCTCCAGAATGTTGACAAATTGAAAGGAGTCAAAAGATGAGCACAACCTGGACATTCAACCCGGCGCAACTCGCCACCTGGGATCAGGCCAAAGCACTATCAGCCCAGATCGAAGCTTTTCGCGAATCCTCAGGCCTCTGGATGGGCGGAGGAGTGATGCCGGTAACGACTAACCCGGAGACATCGGGCATTTACGTTCCTACATGGGACGGCGGGCCGGGAGGGTTCCCAGAACCCAGCGACCCGGCGACCGGCGAATTCTTTCTTCACTTTCGTTTCTTCAATGGACGCGCGGGTATCAACGTAGGCCTGATTCTGGACAAGGCGAAACGCTACGGCGGCAACTGGACGTACGTTTTCTATTACCTCAATTCAAGCGATCTGAGTTAAAGCGATGCAAGTGAATCTCAGAGGCATGGGCGCAATCGATCCGGTTACGGGGCTAGACACATCCGCGACCGGGATCGACCTGTCCAGTCTCACCTCCGGCTCCCCGTGGATGATGATCGGCGCCGGGGCGCTTGGCCTCTGGGTTCTCTCTTCGCTGTTCAGCGGGACGAAGAAAGCGTATCGGAAAGTAGCGCGGCCAATCAAGAAGAGCCGAAAGCGCAAGGCGGCGCTCGAAGATGCCGAAGAGCGGTATAGAGGTGAGCGGCGGCGCATTGAGCGGGGCGGATCATCTCGGCGCGGGGGAGGGTTCTTCTGATGCCCGCTTCAGCGACTCGCAGACGTAATCGATTCGGCGATGTGTTCCGATCTAAGGTCACCTATCACCGTGACGTGGCCGGGGAACGAAAGGAACTGAAGCGGCAGGCCTTCTCGGATCGCCGGGAACGTCTCTCTATCAAGAAACTCGAAGCGGCGGAACGGGTAGCGGCGGCCAAGATCGCGGCGGCGGATCGGAAGATCGCGGCGGCGGAATCCAAGATCGCTAAAGCATCGACGAAAGGCGCGGGCAGGGGCGGCACCAGCGAAGCGGCCTTTGAAGCCATGAAAGAACGAATGGAGCGGGAGATTCAGGCGCAAGAGGAGCACAAGCGTGCGGCGCTCGCCAAAGTCGGCAACCCCTCCTCCTGGGGATACGGTATTTATCAGGGCGCCGGATTCACCACTCGGCAGATGGCCCACTTTCGATCTAAAGCAGCGGCGGAAACTTACGCGCGGTCAGCGGGATTGAAAGGCTATTCCATCAAACGGGCATTTGCGAAAGATCGGAATCCAGCGATGGAGTTTTCGACCGAATATCACCTCGGCTACAACCTAGGGCAAGCCGATCGGCAGGCCGCGAACCTACGCAAGACTCTCGACGAACTCCATGCAAGCTTTGCCGCAAACTTCGGCGCTTCGGCGTCATGGGAAAGTTTTGAGCAAGCGTACCAAGCAGGGTATAGCGGGCAGATGGGCGCAGCAGCTCCGAATCCTGATCAGCCGCGGCGAGTAGTTGGCAAAGGTATCGTGAAACGTGCAGAAATAGGCGGTGGCCGAAAAAAGATCGTGTGGGAATGGGAAGGGCAGCGATGGCCCAAAGAAACTTACGCCGGCTTAGTCCCGCTCGGTGGATATGGCGGCAACTATGGAGACCGAAAGACCGGGCAGGTAGTGCGATTCGATTCCACCGGGGGCACGACAGCGCGTAACCCTCGCGGACAAGTGAGCCGAGGTTCATCACGAAACCCAGACCTCGACCCAGAAGAACGTGAAGCACGTGAAGTATCAGAAGTCTTCCACGGTAGACCCGTCCAGGAAGAAATCATCATCGATGAAGAGATATCCGAACGGGACAAATTAGCAGCACTGGGAAAGCTCTGCTACATGGTCATCAAAGGTCCCAAGGGACGAATCACGCTGCGATTCTCGAGAAATGCAAAAGATACAGTCTGGCTGATGTACACCAAAACCGGGAACCAGTTTTATTTACGCGGGGGAGACCAAGAGATCGACCTGAAAGCGCTGGGCATGGCAGGGCCGGAATGGTTCAAAGATTTGATGGTGCTGGGCGAGCTCAAGAAATACGCCTATTCGACCGGCAAGAAGTTTCACAAGTTCGCGCCAACGGAATATTTTCACCTGTCCGGCGAAGGTCTCGAAGGCAAAGTAGACCCGAGAATTGCAAAGAGCACCATCCTCTACGACACGCTGAACAAGCGCCTCAAGATCGCCGGAGGACAGTACAAAGTGGACATGGAAGACCTGGTAGAGGGGACTTCCAGAGGGATTGTGAACTGATATGAAAGTCTTTTGCTTATGGCCAATTGTCATCGACGCGAAGGCAGGCACGCTGCGCCGGGCTCACACTGCCATCAATGGTACGGGGATCGAAGATGTCGTCGCGATGTCAGCGTGGATGTATAAGGCCTGCGTAGAAACGGAAGCCGAACGAGCGGCTAACGAAGTGAGAGCAAAATATCTGAGCGTCTGAGTTTCGGCGCAACGAGATTAGGAAAGATTTCGCGACCTCGACGGGGGAAGCGGAAGTAGCACCTGGAAAGCAACCTTCATGAAGGGGTTGCTCGGATTCGATCACTCGCCAAACACGGGATCGGATCGGGCAGCCCCTTTTGCTTTTCAGGGAACGATTTTTTGAAAAGGCGCTACGGCGCAGAGGAGAAAAAACGATGGCGGTAATTCTACCCCCCAATTCAACGGGCACAACCATCGCCACTCTCACCAGTGGCGGTAAAGACTTCCAACAAGCAATTCTGGTCGACGCGACCACCCCGACCCAAGGGCTAGCGATTTCGGCCGCGGGCGCCGCAACGGTCGGCGGTGGAGCGGCCTCCGGCGCGGCTGTTACCGGAAACCCGGTTCTGATCGGCGGTCAGGATGGAACTAACGCAGTCACGCTGAAGACCGCATCCGCGGCGAATCTGGCGGTGGGCGCAACGGCCGCGAATGGCGCATTGATGGCGACACGTCCTGCCGACTGGTCCCTCAACAACCTTCCAGCCGCGGCTACCCAGGCGACGGTATCGAAGGCGGCCGGCGCGGCTGGCGTCAAGCACTATTGCACCTCCGTCGCGGGCGCTATCTCGACAGTCGGCACGGCGCAGACAGCGGCGCTGGTGTTCAACCTCCGCGATGGAGCAACCGGCGCCGGTACGGTTCTCTGGGCGCTTCAGGTTTCATTGCCTGTCAACACGACCTGGTCTTTCTTCCTGAGCGGCTTGAATATCGCCGGCTCAGCGGCTACCGCGATGACCATGGAAACCGTTGCGGCTCCCGCTGCTGCCGCCTTCGCCAGCGTAGCTTTCACAGGTTACGACGCGAGCTAATCTATGACGCTGACCTCTCTATCCAAACAGCATCGCGCGGCCCTGGCGATGCTGTCCACAATTCTCGAACAGAACAGGGTCTATACCGAGGCGTTCGGATATCCCAGTGGAAAAGTCTGCCCGCACTGCAACAAGGAAGTATTCGCCAGCGTGGAGACTTTGGAGCAACTGGCGAACGTCCCCGGAGCGGGCCTGGCCCATGACCACTGCCACGCGATTATCTCGCTCCAGGCTCAGCTAGCCAAACTTCAGGCCGATCCACCCACCATCCACATGGTTCAACTCCCCAATCCGAAAAACCAGGAAGGGGAGAGCGACCCCGAATCTGCGCCAGCGCAAGCTCCGGCCCCAGCGCCAGACCCGAATCAAAAACTCGAAGAACCAAAGGAGGACTCTAGTGCTTGCGCTTGAAATGGCAGCCTTCTGGCTGAGCGGTAAATGGGCCGCAGTAGGCTCAGGGATTGTTCCAGTTATCAGCGGGTCATCCCTTCCCGTGGGTAACGCGGGCATGGGCGGGCCTCAATATAAATCCTGGCTTGTCAACGCCGCGGATTCGGATACGTTATTGACGGTCCTTCACGATTTTGAAGACAACAATGACAACCCGATTGCGCCAGATCTGGTCGATATACAGCCGATTACCAGTGGAGCCCTCTCAACCTTAGCAAATTGGGGAATCACGGTGACTCCAACCCAGATCATTCTGGCCAAACAACCCGCGACAGGATCGGGCGGTACACCGGCAGCCAAGCTCGTAGCCATGGTGCCGCACACGATTTTGCAATGACAAAGGAGCATCATCTATGCCCATCGTACCGACTGTAGGACTCGGATCGGCATCCGGTTATCCCGTTTTAGCCGCTTCAACTGTCACCAGCACAGGGGCCACGGCTATCACCGGGAAGCTCGGCTTAAGTCCTGGAACATCGGTCACCGGCTTCCCTCCTGGAACTGTCACCGGCGCGCAAGATATCGCCAACGCGGCCGCGGCTCAGGCTCAACTGGATTTAACCACCGCATTCAACGACGCGGCAAATAGATCTGGCGGTACTTTGATCGTGGGCGACCTGGGTGGACAAACTCTCCCGCCTGGGGTCTACAAATCCAATTCTTCCGTAGGCCTCACGGGGGTTCTCACCCTCGACGCCCAAGGCAATGCGGCAGCAGTTTGGATTTTCCAGATTCCGAGCACTCTCACGGTAGCCAACGCCGCTTCTGTAGTTTTGGCAAATGGAGCACTGGCGGCAAATGTCTTCTGGCAAGTGGGAAGCTCGGCCACTATCGGAACGACTGCAACCATGCTGGGCACGATCATGGCCCAAGCTTCGGTCACGATCAACACCGGCGCCACGCTCAGTGGGAGAGCGATGGCGCGGACAGGCGCAGTCACCTTACAAGCCAACACCATCACCAATACATTTACGGCGGGCGGTACGAACGGAGCGTCAGGGTGTTTCATTGCTACGCCGGTCATAACCGGATCGCAGATTCCACCACCGGGTCAGCCTCAATATAAATCCTGGCTGATTTCCTGCTGCGACACCGATACCGGCTTTTCTTTCCCGCATGGATTTTTGCAGTTTGGAATCACCGGGGGAGTCAGTGTCCAGCCGGATTTCGTAAACGGCACCGTGATTCCGAGCACGGCCAATGCGGCGCTTGCCAATTGGGGGATCACGGCGGATGCCAACAATATCATCCTGGTCAAACAATCCGCCACTGGATCGGGCGGCACGAACGTTTTGAAAGTGGTAGCCGGGCGCCCCCACACGATTTTGCAGTAAACAAAAGGGAGAAATGAAATGGCAATCGTAGCGACACCAGTTATAAGCGGATCGGGAATCGTTGCTCCGGCGAGTCCGCAATACAAATCGTGGAACATCACGGCGCTCGACGCCGATACTACCGTGACCTTCCCGCACGGCTTTGTAATCCAGACCGCGGCGGGACCCGTTTCGGTCGCGCCCGATTTAGCGCTTCTTCAAAACGTGGTTACTTACGCGAATGCGGCGCTTCCCAACTGGGGAGTGGCGGTGACGGCAACGAACATCACGTTGACAAAGACAAACGCGGCCGGCTCAGGCGGTGCGGTAGCCGGCACGACGATCATAGCCAAACTCTACGCTATGCAGCCGCACACTATTTTGCAGTAAGGAGAAGAGAAACAAAATGGTCAAAACCAAACTCCAGACAAGAGCGGCCAATCCGCACCGCAAGAAACTGACGGCGAAACAGATCAAGTTCTTCGGGACTGCGCGCCAGCGGGCGGGACTCAAGGCCGCTCGCAAACGAAAGGCCAGCGCCAAGGCCAATACTCACCGGCCAAAGAAACATCGCGTTTCGGCTTCGCACGCTTCGCACCGTCCCCGTAAAAGGGCGGCCGCCAATTCCCATCGAACGCGCAAACGGGCGCGCTCGAATCCCAAGACGAGAACGGTCTATAAGACCAAGTACAAGACCCGCATCGTCTACAAGTCCAGACCACCCGCCAAGAAACGAGCTAAGGCCAATTCAAAGCGGAAACGCAGCAACCCCGGTCCCTACTGGCTTCTAACCGCAGGTCCGGTAAATCCACACAGGAGAAAGAGCATGACAAAGAGGAAACGGGCCTCGGCTAAAAGCTCTCGACGCCGGGCCAAATCATCGAATCCGCATCGCCACTATAAGAAGAGAGCAACCGCGCGCAGTCATCGTCACTCACCGCGCGGATCGCGTAATCCGTTCGGGCAGACCCCGGCTCAGGCCGTGAAGTTCGGCGGCGGCATTCTGCTGGGAGTTTTCGCGGCCAAGAAAGGCGCGTCCGTCATCGGGGGTATGGTGCCGCAAGCGATCGCTAATCCCTGGATGGCGGTATTGACCACGGGCGCGATTGCCTTTGCCGCAGGATGGGCGGCGCACAAATGGATGCCTGGACCGTTCGCGGTAGGCGTCTGGGGCGGCGGCATCGCGCAGACCATCAATGTCGCCATCAACGCCCTTTCGTTTGGACCGTTGAGCCAGTTCGCGCTCAGCGGCATGGGCGATTTCGCCCCGGCAGGATTCCCCTTGCCGACAATTCCGGTACGCGCGCCGATGCAGCTCGCGCCTCCGGCCCAAAGCCCCACGGCGATGCAGCGTGGCGCGCAGGTGACTATGGGCGCGTGGGGAAGCGCCTGGTAGCAGCAGGACGGGAGAGTTTTCGACCTTAAAGACCGGAGCCTCTCCCTGACAAATTCGAATGAACTGTCAAGGAGACGAAATAACGATGTCCACTCAAGCAAACCCTCTCGGCCTGTCACGAAACGTGTATCAGGCTAATCAAGTCGGCGGCGGACCAGGCGGCGTAAGACAGGGGCAGTATACCCAGCAGCAGCGCATGATCCTCGAAGCCTTCCGCGCTCAGCAGTACGTTCAGGACACCATGGACGTGCAAGCGGAGCCGGTCTACGACACGGTGACCGTGAACGGCACCGGAGCCGCGGGCGGCGCGCAGACCATCGCCGAAAACACGACGACAGCCTTGTTCTTCCAGAACACCGCGAACAAGACGCTGAACTTGACCAACATGACGCAGCCGAACCAGCTCATGAACCCGGAAGCGCTGGCTATCTACTGCTACCGTTACTACCTCGATCCACGGAATAGCATCGTGGACACCGAGGCGGTTTTGGCCGGCTTTGCCTTCGTCTTTACGATGGGGAGGAAGCCGTACCAGACTCTTCCGCTGTGGATGATTCCGCAGGGCGGCGGCTTGAACTTCCTGGGGACCGCGTCCGGTACCTCGATTCTGTCCAACGGCTGGCCCTCGAAAGACGCTATTCGGCCGATCGCCATTACGCTCGTTTTGGAGCAGGGCGTTCAGTTCTTCGCCGGCATGTATGGACCTTCCTACACAATCACGGGGACCGGAAACTTTATCTCTGCCGTGATTCTGGATGGATTGCACGCCCGCGGTATCCAGTAATTCTTTCTGGATTCTTGGGGTGATTTGATGTTTCGAGGCGGGCTCTTCTCTTTTCTCGGGGGAGTCCGCCTCCTCTTTCGCTTTTATGGAAATGCTTTTTGTTTGGGTCGTACTAACGATTACGCTCTGGGCTGGACTTCGCGCGGGGGGAGCCTGCGGGTTACTGGACCGCGCGTTGCTCAGCGATCCACTTGCGCAAATCCTCCGTTCCATGCATAGCAACCCAGGTATCAGTCCACCCGATGTAGGATATCCATCCTTCCAGCACGCCCCTTGTATCGAGATCGGCCAAAAACAGAATGCCAGCGTCGGGCCACTCGTCACACGGCGCATCGTCCTCCCCGTCGTTATGGATGCGGATGCGGTTCAACTCCCATCGGCCTGTCCATTCCGGCCAGCGGTAATCGCGGCCGAAACCCAGGAAGACATTCAGTACGGCTTGTTGCAAAGACCACCGTTGAAACGCGCCGCCTTTGATGTTGGTGACCTGGTACAGATCGATGGTTTCGCACCTGTCGTGATTGTCAATGCGGTAATACGTTCCCATGCGCTCACTGTAGCGGTCCAGCATGGCCCGCGCAACCGGCCCCAGCGCTCGGGTATCTCCGAAGCGAGACGAGAGTACAACGGCGGTTTATCACCAAAGATTCAAGAGGCCCAGCTATGAACGGATACTTCGGAGACTTAAGCTTCACCTACAACTACGACGTGACAATGGTAGGCAATCAACTGCTGACAGGCGACGGCGTACGCACCGACACCGATTCTGACTTTCTCTTGCTGGGGCTCATCCTGAACGCCTTCACTTCGATCCTGTTCACGGTGCAGTTCCGGGACTCAGGCGGTAACTATTTCTCGAGTTCGCCGATTCTGGCGGCCAACATCAACGCACAAGGGCCGCTACCTTACACTTTCATGGGCAAGCCCCGCGTGTTCCCGCCTGGCTCTCAGATCACAGCGGACCTGCAGGAGCAGAGCGGAGTTCAGAATATTATTCAGCTTGGATTCGTCGGGATCAAGAGATTTGTGGTTCCACCTCCTGTTTGTGGACCTGAGGCGATGAGCACTCGGATGGGGATTAGGTAGAATGCTTTTAGTTTGGGCTCGACTATCGGCGCAGGTTAGTAATCGGCATTGCGCGGGGGAATTATCTCCCGGTAGGCCTTTGGGCATTTCGCATCTTCTGCCGCTTTTGTTTGCGCCGCACACGGTAGCGCCGGTTTGCATTTCATTGCTTGCGCTGTTTTCTTGTCATAGTTCAGCCGTTGTTAGCGTGCCGGATTCGAACCGGCTTTCGACCCTCAGCAGTGAGCGCAGATCGACCGTCAAGCAGGGCTTAACTTCGCAGTATACCGGACCGAACAGCCGTGACTTGGTGCATGTGATCCCGGGGGCTTCCCCCTGCTGTCACTCATCACGCGCATATCAGAACCCCTGTAGTAACCCCGTCGTTCTCACACTTCCGAGCGTGCTTGCCACCACGCCGACGCTAACATGCACATTGTATCAGGGCTCGGGTATTTCCGAATCGTCTGGACAGCACGACCGAGGTTTACCCCCACTCATCCTATGAGCCAAGAAATCTTCAACCCGGCAGCTCCACCTTACTTGAACGGGTTCAACCCAGCCTCCCCCCAAGGCTGCGAAGACGTGGACGCCGCTATGATCTGGCCCCCCTCTGGCGGATTCCAGGTGATGACAGGGAACCAGGTGCTCAACAATCAGGTAATCGTGCTCAGCGATGCGGACGAATTTATCTGGCGCGCGTTCATCTTCGCTGTCTCAGGACCGGGCTTCCTCTATCGTGTCCAGGACGACGCCGGCAACTACATCAGCGACGGCTTTCTGTACTCGAACAACACGCCGGGAACGTGGGCTAATCCCTTCCCGCAATTTCCGGCCGTAAGCTATCGAAGAGGACCTGGGCAGCGGCAAGCGATCCACTTTGACATCATCAACGTGGCCGCGGTCAATCAAAACGTGCAAGTGGTTTTCCGGGGTCCGAACCGCTACCGGAGGGGATATTGAATGTGGCGCGCCGTGGCGATACTCGGAGGTTTCATGAGTAATCTATACTCGCCTTACCTAACCCCTCCTGGATGTCACGACGCGCCCTATATCTACGTGTTCGATGGTACGGGCCTCACGAACGGAACCACGGTCAATAACACGCTCTCGCTGAAACTCGATGGGGATGCGGATTTTATTCTTCGACGAATCGCCGGCGCGTCCTCGATCGCGCAATTCTTCACCTACCGCAACGCCAGCAATTCGTATGTGTGGCTTCCGGCGGCTTCCGTAACAGGTCCGCAGGCCGATATCAGCGTGGCGCCGGAGAAAGTGTATCCGCGAGACAGCCAGATCCGCTTTGACTTCGGCGGGATCGCAAAGGCCGTGGCAATTTCGGGTGGAACGGATTTCCTGTCGTATCTCGCGTTCCAGGGCGTCAAGCGCTTCCCGTGGAGCAGTCCGGTTCGTCCCTGCCCTTTCACGCCGCGAAGCTTTCAGTACGTGCTCAACGTGCCAGCGGTCACCTGGACTCGACCCCAGTACATGCGGTTCAGCGTGCGCGTCAACGCAGGATTCGATTTCGAGTTGATGAGAATCATTCAGTGCAACGGAACCAACGTCCCGACAAATCGGGTCGGAGTTTTCAATTATTGGCTGTACGATGCCAACGGGTATCCGGTTTCAAACGCGCCGGTTCCCGATTCCTACGTCCTCGATCAAATTTCCCCCATCGACCAAGCGGACCCTAGTCCCATGCCGGGAGTTTTCCCGGTTCCCGGTTTGCTCTATCCGCGGTTCTCTCAAATCGTAGTAGACCTCTACGCGACCGAGAGCACGCCGAACGGGGATTGCTGGCAGATTGTGTTTGATGGAGTGGAGCGGGTTCCGGATGAGGGGGTGATCTGAAATGGGCTTAGTATTTGGGCTTATTTGTCGACGGCTGCTCCGTGCTTGCCGTTGCGCGGGGCACGCTTTTAACGGGCCATCGAAAACAAACCGGGCATACTGTGTGCGTGTGAAGGCTGTAGGTATGACCGCAGACGCATATTTGCACGTATTCCAGACAGGGCATAGGATCGCGCTCGCACCATTCATCATAGCGCAGCCAGCACGGATTCAAACACAAGGAGTACTCTGAACCGTGCCCAGCCCAAACCTGATCGACCCTACAAACCTGAGCTTGCAGAATAACGCCAGCAATGGCTTTATGGGGCCATTTCAGAAGCCAGCAGCCGGTTTCATCCGCCTGGTCTACGTCGACCCCATCTTTCCAGGCCATATCCATGTGGTCAACTACAGCATGGTGACGGATGCATACGGAGTTCCCGATGCCGGGTTTACGTTGCCTGCCAATGGAACATTTCGAGCTAGCTGTCAGGTTGCGAGCGGCGATGTTTACGTGTTCTTCGGGGGCGGGACGGGCAGCGGAAGCAACCTGTTTTACCGGGTCTTCAGCGGCGGCGTCTGGGGACCTCAAACTGTTTTCACTCCAAGTGTGGTCAACGTTAGCAATGAGCCGGGCTTCGTTCAGGCAATCGTAGATCAGAACAATTTAATCCATGTCATCTACTTTCAGCACCAAACTAATATTCTGAGCCCTACTATCATGATGCACGGCACTCTATCGACGGGCGGCGTGGTGAATCTTGGTCAAGTCATCCTGGCGGATGCGGGTGCGCCGAGTGGTTTCATTTCGACGCCAGTGCTATGGAACGGTCAGATCGCTTTCGGGTATTTCTCGACAGTATCGCCGTTTCCGGTTGGGGTATGGTTCGGAAATCCAGCCACTTCGATTACTCCGGTTTGGACATTTGAACAGGTCGACACCACGCTCCCGAATACCGATATCGATCAGGATGAGTACCTGGTTGTGGACAATTCCGGCAATTTGAATCTCTTTTGGAACACGAACAACTCGCCGACGGTGATTAGCGTGTTCAAGAGCACGCGAATCGCGGGAGTCTGGAGCGCGCCGGCTTTGTTTTATGACGCGGTAGCTAATCCCGTGCCTGGCGTGCCTGCCGCTAGCCAATTTATTTTCTCTCTATCGGCGGCGCAGCTCGCAAGCGGAGCTTTCGGGATTGTCACGGCGCTATCCCAAAACGGCGCGACCGATGCCGGTTACTACGTCGGGCCGGGCGGGGCTGGTAATCCGCTCTACGTAACGCTGTTTTTCCATGAGGGGCTGCCGATCAGCTATCAGATTCGCATCTTCAAATCAGCAGACGGTATCACCTGGACCGAGCAGGATGCCGCCCATGCTCCGGCCACCGCTCATAGTCTACTGGTCATGCTTCTGTCGCCCAGCAGTCCGGGACCCGTTAAGAGGTGCTTGCTACCGTCATGACGTTTTTAGTTTGGGCTCGATTATCGACGCAGGTTCGCGGCTGGCATTGCGCGGGGGAAATCACTTCCACCGGGGGCACGGCCGCGCGTAACCTTGGCGGACAGCACGACCGAGGTTCACCCCAAAAGGCATCCTCATGAGCAACCTATACTCCCCCTACATCACCCCCCCAGGCTGCCATGACGTGCCTTACATCTACATGTTCGACGGAACCGGGTTGACGAATGGAACCAGCGTCAACAATACCCTCTCGACCAAACTCGATGGAGATGCGGAATTTATCCTTCGACGGATCGCGGGCGCGTCGTCGATCGCGCAATTCTTCGCCTATCGCAACTACAGCAACTCCTACGCCTGGCTGCCGGCCGCGGCGATCGCAGGGCCACAAGCGGACATCAGCGTCGTTCCTGAAAAACACTACCCGCGGGAAAGCCAGATCCGTTTCGACCTCGCCACGATTACGAAAGCGGTAGCGGTCTCGGGTGGAACCGACTTCCTTGCGTACCTTGCATTCCAGGGGGTCAAGCGGTTTCCGTGGGAGAAGGCGCCGTATCCGTGTCCCGGTTACATCACCCGCGGCTATCAGTACGTGCTCAACGTGGGGCCTGTAACGTGGACGAGAGGGAATCACCAGCGGTTCAGCGTAAGAATCAATGCCGGGCTCGACTTCGAGCTCCATCGGATCATTCAACTCGACACGGGAACGGCCACTCCGCCATTGTCGGGAGGCGTCCCGCTGGTCACCACCGATCGCGTGGGCGTCTTCAATTACTGGCTGTACGATTCGAGCGGCTATCCGCTTTCCAATGCGCCCGTGCCGGATTCCTACATCATCGACCAGATTTCCCCGATCTTTCAGGCCGATCCGGCGCCGATGCCTGGAGTGTTCCCCTGTCCAGGGATCCTTTATCCGCGGCAGAGTCAGATTCTAGTCGATCTGTACGCGGTGCAATCAGTTGCTCAAGGGAATGTGTGGCAGATTATATTTGATGGGATGGAACGAATTCCAGTGAGTGGGCCGGTAAACGGGTAACAGGGTTTTTATGGTTTGGGCTCAATATTCGACGCAGGCTCGGAGTCGGCATTGCGCGGGGGAACTCATGCCGGAAACTCAGGCCCAGCGCATCATGCGTGAGTTTCGCGAAGAGGAATTCTGGAAAAGTTCTGACCGCGGCGACAACTATCGGGAATACCGCGAACTCTGCGAGGATCTGGGATTGCTGCTATGACAGCCACCAAAGGAAGCCCTACAACGAATCGCCAGAGCCTCTGCCATGGTTTGGTATGGCTAAAACAGGCTGCTTTGGTTTGGCTCATGCTTTCGTGCGGGTTTCTTGCTGTCGGAAGCGCGGCGAGGCTTGATTACTTTCTCGTCCAAGATATTCTGCGGCAACTGCGGCAATTGCGGCGCGGGAATATCGAAGGTCATCAGGCGATGCTCACGGATCAGGCGCGCCACCTGATCGCCAGTGAGGTTGAAAAGCAGATTGTTCCGCTCTTCGGAGTATTCAAATCTCGATCCGTTATGCTCAAGGACGCCTTGTTTCAGACGTACGCAGATAATCGGTTGGCCCTTGAATGTCAGCGGCTCGGGACAGACAACAGCCAGCGTAGCGGAGAATTGATTCTGTGCGGGACCCGTCTTCATTTCAAACAGATCGCCGATTCCAACCTCGACCTCTCCGTACTGATCGTGCAGCGTCATTTCCTGACAAACCCCGCAGGGGACGTGGAAGTAAACAACGGCTTGCCATTGATGGCGGACGTGGATGTCAGAACGCTCGATCTCAACTGCCAACCAGGCCAGAGCATCGCCAAGTATAACATTGCTATCCAGAAAGTTTTCATACATTTATTCTCCTGCCTTAGAGACGCGGGAAACAGTCCCAGCGTGTCCGAATTCGGTTCTATTTCTTCACCTAGGCCGTTGGTTCTAGGTACTTACAGGATGAGGACCTTAGTTTGGGCTGAAGGATCGACGCAGGCTCAGAATCGGCATTGCGCGGGGGCCAGTTTGAACGGCTTGATCGGCGCAAGGTCAAGCGTGGGCCTCGGAGAGTATCCCGAAATAAAGCGCCCAACAGAACCACGGATCGTCAAGCTGCCGAAACGATTATACACTTCCACCGCGCGAAGTCAAACCCGAAACCTTCCTCCGCAGCACGACGGCGGTTTACCCCCAAGATTCCAAGGAGCCTCATGCTAACAAACTACCCCCAAATACTCGACGGCTTCTGCTATGGATCAATCTTTGGAACCCGCCCCCTCCAAGGATCGAACTGGTATTGGAACTGCCTTCAAAACGAGACCATGCAGAATTTGAGACTGGCGGCCGACAGCTACCGGCCGCGCGTTTTCATCTGCCCGAAGCAATTCACCAACCCGAACAATACCAACTCGACGAACATTCCACCCGGCAAGACGGAGTTTCTCGAGTTCCAGGTACGCCCCGGCTCCTACCTGTGGGGCTTGACCTTCGCGGTAAACAACGATGGGATCGTGCAATCCAAGTTCAGCGTCATGATACGTGAATCGTTCACAGGGATGGGAATCTACGACCGTCCGCAGGCAGGGCAAGGAATCAAGGGCGGTTCGACGGTGACGACCACGTTCAACACGCTGAACCCGCCGATCGAGTTGCTAGATGAGCCGCGGCTAATATTGGAACCGGGCCAGATCCATTGTGAAGTGTCCAACGATTCCCAGCCAGGGTCGGATAATAATGTGTCCTGTCAACTGGCGATGTTTTTTTTGGAGCCAAAGTGATGCTTTTAGTTTGGGCTCGACTATCGACGCGGCTTCGGAGTCGGCATTGCGCGGAGGCTCTAGCGCCACTCCTGTTTTTTGCGCTCGGCGGCCATAACGTCGCCCACTGTGACAGTCTTACCTTTGACGGAGTGGGCTTCCATCAACTCAATCAGCCGGTCGAGGGCGAGAACTCTCGGATGTTGGGCCGGATCTTTCGAAGCGAGCGTGTTCCGGTAATTCGTCAGTTGCACGATCAGGGCGGCTCTATACTCGCGCAGTTGAGAAAGAATCGCGTTCTGCAAAGCAACACGTTTCCCGCTTTTCATTGTGAGGCGTCGGGGGATACGTTCAAAACCAGGGAGCATGAATTGGGCGGGCTCCTCAGCATCAACAGAAATTATCGTCCTACGCTTTCTCGCTATCATCCACTCAATACGATCCAGCATCCAGGTGGGTTGAGCCTGATCGAATATCGGACGATTGGAATTGTAAGCTCGCGCGGCAAGTTCTTTGAGGGTTGCACCCTTAGGCGCAAACATCAGAGTGGTTTCAAGGGCACTGTCGATTTCTTTTTGCAGTTCGGCGGTGATCATGGGTCTATAGAATACTCGGTCAGAATATCGAAAACAAGGGTTTCCCAACATTCTCAAGCGGCATTCTGTACTGGTACTTTCACCGCGCGAAGGACACCCGGAAGCCTTGGCGGACAGCACGACGGCGGTTTACCCCAAAGGAACAATCTATGCTAGGAAACCTTGGAGCATGTGACACTGATCTGATTCAAGCCTCTCAATGGCTGAAACACTCCCAACGCGAGTTCTGCAGGATCGTGGCCAACCGGCCGAAATCGAACCGGCTCACGCCATTTCTGCAGCCGCCCGAAACCTCGAAGCGCTGGCAGCCGCGGAAAGCTCTCGCCTCAGTGGGGCTCATCGACGGCGCCGACCATCTGGTATTCTCCGAACGCATTCCACTGGGCTACGACGGCCTTTTAATCAGCATGACGAACGTCTGGAACTCGTTCGGCTTCGTCGAGGAATCCGGGGATATCGTGTGGAGAGTCCAGCAGGACCGGCGCTACATTCCATTTTTCGACAATATCCGCACCTCTCTCGGAAGCTTAACCGTGCCCTTCGATGTTGTGGGGCAAGGAATTCCGCTGCTCTCCGGGCAATTGCTTCAGTATTTCGTGAACTTCGCCAACCCAGGAAGCGGACCCCTAGACCCAGCAGGGAAAACGATCTGCGCGCTTACAGGGTATATCTGGCCAAGAACGGAGTATCCGTGGCTATGAAAATGACTTTAGTTTGGGTGATACTGTCCGCGACGGCCTGTGCTCGCCAGTGCGCAGTGGACTTCCAGAGCGCTCCGTTCGTTGGCAGCGGCCCGCAAATCCGTGAAGCGTTTCGTACATTTGGAACGCCGCAGCTCCCCGTTTTGCTTTTCGTGGAAATACTCGCGTGTCACTGTCGTCGATGTGGTCAAATCGGCGAGCCCCATCAACGGGACTCCGCAACATGGACAGCAAGCACTTGGTTTCAGCAACCCTGGCATATTTTACCTCTCCCGCGTGTCGATTTCGGCCGGCGCGTCGGGATTATTCGGGCGAGTTGCAACCTGGATGATATCCAACTTCTTGCGACCGTGACAGATAATGATCGGCCTCGCTCCATGGCCGCCGTCAACCAGGCGCGCCAGTGTGGCGTACAGTTCGTACACAGTAGGTTGGTTCATAATGTGAACGTTCATGCGGGGAGATTCAGTGTAACGGAAGACCGGGAAGCGGTCAAGATATTTTCGGGAGGCTGGACGGCTGGGCCAACAATCGCGCTCTCGCGCCGGACCCTTTTCACAACCACCAACAATCGCGCTCTCGCGCCGGATGGACCGTCCCTCGCTATGCAGGGTTTATCCAAGTTTTCCCAATTGCGGCGACCGGACTCGAACCGGCGACCTACAGGTTATGAGCCTGCCGAGCTGCCTCTGCTCCACGCCGCATTTGAAGTTGTACTACGCCGGCCCGAATGGGTCAAGACATTTCCCGCGCACTGGCATTCCGAACCGGCTGGACAGCACGACGGCGGTTTATCATGAAACTCACTCTAATTACACTCTTCTTAGGTACTCTCCTCCAAGCCCAGCAACTCACCCCCGTCACCTCACAACAGCCAGACTGCGGTAAATTCGTAAATCCCCCCATCACCACAGCAGGAACCTTCACCAGCCAGAATATAGACAATCGATTCGCGGGCTGCGATGGCTTCGTAGTGACCTACTCTTCCAACGGCTTCGCAACAGTCTCGGTGCTCCTGCAGGATGCTCCCTTGGGAACAGGAGGCATTGCCGGAACCTTCGTCAACTTCGCCGGCACGATCGTATCCCCATTCACCAATCCGACAACAGCAACCACCCAAGGAGAGATTCGCGCAACGGGCTATTTCCCCTACGTGCGAATTCAGATCACAACCACAGGAACCGGCTACCTGGTTGCGGAGGTTCACGGATTCAAAACCAATCCCAACTCCGGCAGCGCTTCAGCGATTTTCAGCGGATG